TCCAACGCTGAATAATTTGCTCATTTGTTTTTTATTTTCTATTACTAAATAACCTATATACATAGACAAAACTACATAAATAAGTTTAATTATACACATTATTTTTTACTAGCGTCTTTACGGATAGCTTGGTAGTAGTAAATTATGGCAAAAACGGATACAACACACCCTAATACAAATGAGATAATTTTCATAGTCCAATCGGCTACATTTGCCGATACTGCAAAAAAACCTAATCCCCCTATTAGTGTTGCAAATCCGTCTGCTGTCTGTTTAATGTGGTGTAACATAGTCTAATCTGTGATTTTATTATTTGAATGTTAATTGAATGCCGCTACGGGAGAGATAAGTCGCTACCAACTTGAATAGATACTCGTTGTTGTTCCAATCTATATAGTTTTGACCTTGTACTGTGAAAGTGATTGTTTTCATTGGGGTAAGTTCGGACTTCAAAAAAGAGAAGTTGATATTCGCCAAATTAGATAGATTGTCACTGATTACTGAAATGCTTACCAATGTAGCAGTATCATTGCTTAACGATGCTTTGATAGGCACTATCTGACACGCTGTAATGCCCGTAATAGTGGTGTCTATATGTGGGTGAAAACTCGTATCCACTACGGGTACCAATTGCGCTTTTGCGCCAATAACTAAAAATAAACTGATTGCAATAAATAACTTTTTCATAATATTATTTTAATAGCCTTCTATGATTAAAAAACCGCTACTCGAACTCCCCGTCACTGTCACCGCTGTGGTGCTTATACTTGTGACTAAACTTGTTGCTAATCCATTGGTAGATACTACCGTTGGTGTATTTGTGAATGCTGTCGGATAAGTGTAAGAAGCCGTACCCAATGCAGCATTACAGTAGATAATTACTTTCTTGTAGCTACTTCCTGCAAATGGCTGACTAAATACTACTGTGCCGCTTGTTGAGGCGGAGACGGTTGTTTTTGTTGCAGTTGCATTAAACGATGCCCCCGTGATTGCTGCTGTTGAAGTTATTGTCCCTGTATTACTAATATTGCCACTTGCATCAATATTAGCTAATACAGAACCTGCGCTATTCTGCCATTCTTGAAGGTTGGCTGATTGTGAAGCAACGCCTTGTATTATCTGCCCTTTTTCTGTGGCAACAGACGTATTTATATGCAACTTTGCTAAAGGGGCAATATGAATAACAGAATTGTAATACAATGACATTCCCGCCATTTGTGCCTGTCCGCCATGAGAAACGGTATTCGTTACATACCAACGATAATACGAATAGGTTGCCACTGAGGACAAATTATATATATAAGATACACCAGCCGTTTGATTAGTTTGATTAGTTTGAGTATCAAGCACATTCCAAGTAGTGCCATCATTCGACCCTTGGAATGACCATGTAGATTGAGCACACGTATTACAAGAGCTTGCTGGTGTATAAGAATAAGCAGATATAGGTTGACTACCACCCATATATATAGTAAGATATGCAGGATATGAAAGGTGAGCAGAAGAAAGAGTACCTTGAAATGCTTGATATGCACTTGTACTGGATAAATTAGTTGCACTAGCTACAAACGGGCTTGGTGCAGTGTTAGTAGTCATAAATGGAATAAGATTAGTATAGTTTGAATAAATATGACCTATTCCCAACCTTGAGTTAGTAGAATCATAAAAAAAATTTATTTTATCCTGTTGTATATTCCCATTTTGAGCAAATAAAATAGAACCACTCAAAAATGAACTTACACTATTATTCAATTTAGTCGTATCCAAATTATAAGCCCCCGTTGAACTGTTGTAAGTGAATATCGACCCTGTTGAAACGTTGCGAGTTGCAGATAGGCTACTTCCTGCTAAATAGTCGTTTGATGCACCTGCCGTTGCCGCTACTAATGTACCAGAACTGTTTGTTTTAAGTATTGAGGATACGACAGCGGTAGTAGTTAAATTATTTGCTGTCAAATTATTCGTGCCGAGATTGACATTAGAGACAGCCCCTGTGTAAGGAACGTAAGTTTGTGTGTTTAAACTATCTTTAGGAACGTTACCTATTGCTACTAGCATTGAACCTAAAGTATTAGAAGTAACTACCCCTAATTTTATTGCAGGGTATAATGTAGAGGGATTTGGTGATATTCCCCCGTTATCGCCTAGATAAACGTTTTGTCCTGCATTGTATATGCTTAAATTAAGCCCCGTTACTATCCCCCCGTTATAAACTATTCTTCCATATCCATTATTAGGTATTGAATCTAAAGATATTGCAAAAGGGGGGTATCTAGGGTTACTACCTTTTGCTTTTGCTATGCTAGATGTTGAATCAAGGCAAACGGGCGTTAGTGGGGAAATCCCCGTCCCCGTATTTTTACTACTTCCACCTACTGTACTTAACCTACTTGAATTGCCAAGACTATCTATGTAGTAGGGTTCTGTAAAGCCATTATTAGTCTTTGAATAAACCGATATTCCGACACTAGGATTAGAAGGGTCTGTGCTTAGTGGGATATAATTGTTTTTGGTTGTTTTACCTATGTAATAATATGTCGTCGCACTAGGGGTATCTATTGAAAGATTGTTTGTAGAGCCTAATTGTGTTGTCCCATTAAAGTACGCTATATTACCTATACTACCCACCCCTTTAATTGTTGCAGTTGGTGGCACGCTGCTAAATTGGGATATTTTTTTAAAGTTACTATTTGCAATCCCACCACTTAAAATCCAATAAGAACTATCTGCTTTGGTATAAGCCATATATGTCAATGTATCTCGTAAATAAGCCTTTACAGAATCATTAAACATTGCAGTTTGGTTATAGTACACTTTAGTTGCACCTTGCATATATGTAGCATAATACCCTGCATAGTTACCATTGGGGACATATCCTCCTAGACCATTATATACAACTTGACCTTTACATAAAAAGCCTATAAATAAAATTATTATAAATATTAGTTTCTTCATTTTTAATTAGATGTTGTATAAACTGAAAAAGAGCCAAACTGCTTATTCTTATTGTAATATATCCTTATTGATACTGTTGCGCCTTGTGAATTAGTAAAATTAGACCTTACATTAACATTAAAGGCGTTTATCCCTAATGGTGTACCGTTTATTACTATATCGCTCATTGTAGGGCTTGAACTAACATACCCAAATATGTAATAAGCAGACCCACTTGGAGGATTCCCCGTACTTATTGGGGATATAGAACTACCGAAAACGGCAGATGTATTAAATTGAGTAATATCTATAACTGACCTTATTGCTAAATCTTGCCCGCCAGTTGTTATTCCCGTTGTATCTAAAATCCAACCATAATAACGTCTATACCCTGTAGTATAATTACTTGTCCCGCTATTTACACTACCTGCATTTATTCTACCCGTACAGTCTAATTGACCACAGTTATTATTTATACAAGCACCTTGCCCGTATGCCTTATTTACAAAGGCAGTATTAGTTGTTGTAAGGGATGATATAGTAAATGTATTCCCCCCTAGTGGAGTGCCGTTTGCTGTGTAAGTAGTACTTGAAAGTGTACCACCGTTATTTTGACTAAAACCGCTACTTAACGTAATAGTCCCTAAATTAGTCCCATATTCATATTGTCCAAATGAAGGGCTTGCTGATATAGTAGCATTTGGAGAAACGTAATTTGGGTGATTACATTGTGTTATCGCATCTAGTATAGCTTCTCTAGCTGTTAACCCTTTCCAAATAGGGGTATTCCCTGCCACATACTTTCCAAAAGAAGCCCCATACAAAGTTGGGTTTGCCGAAAAAGTATCTATCCTAGTATAATAAGTGTTAGTCCCCTTCATCCAAAAAAGGGTATCGTAGTGTGCGTAAAGAGTATCTTTCAAATAAAAATTAGAAGAACTATCATTAGCACCCCCGCCACCTAAAGAAGTCCAACTAGCACTACCTCCTAATGTTTTCCACATAGTACCGTCACTTCTCATTACCATACTTGGATAACGTGCGTTAAAAGTGTCTTTAGGGGAAAACATATAAACACTATCTTTTTGTCCATACCATAGATAATAATTCATTGGGGCATTCTGTACGGGTTGCCAATTAGGAAGTGATTGCGAAAATCCCCCTACCAAAAACAAACTTAATAATATAGTTAATAGTATCTTCATTTATTTAATTGTTATTTATTAAGGGTAAAATCTAATAAAAAATGGAGTATTTGTCATTATACCATCAGTAGGTATCCCGCTTAAATTAAGAGATTGAATAGTTATAGTAGTACTTGTTTGAGAATAAGCACTAACTATCAACCCTTGCGCATTGGTGCATGAAATTATAGGGAACATCTTTGATGTTGTAGTAGTTACGCCTGAAAATGTTATTGTATAATAACCGCTTGCAACCCTTGTTGCTGTAAAAGTCCCCCCCGTGTTATTAGACAACACTGTTAATGTAGGTGCAGAAGTAGATGTTTGTGTTATCAAGCAAGCATACTCTGTATATGGCAATGATGATGAATTTGCTTGAACATATCTTTTTACTGCATTTACACTAGGATATTTGGTTGTACTTGCACTGTCTGATGTGACGTTATTTGAAAGGTTGCTTAAAGATTGTGCATATCTACCTACCGATTGAACTGTTGGATATTTAGTTGTACTAGAACTATCGCTAATTAATGAATTTGATAAATTAGAAACAGTTTGAAAACCACTAACATTAGGCGTGTGATTTGTAACATAAGACTTTACTGCGTTTTGTGTGGGCAATATTGCATTTGAATAACTTGTCATTGCGGTATCGGTAGATATTGATGATATTAATTGACCGCTAGTAAACCCCAAAAGACCATTTATTGTCAATGTATTATAATGCCCGTCTATTGATAGGGCAGTTCCTGCATCATTATTATTAATATCTCCTATTGTAGTAATGTCCCCATTTACTGATAACCCACTTGCATCGTTATTGTTACTTACGTTTATATTGGGGAAAGTATTATTGCCTGTAAAATTATTATTCTTAGCCAAATAAGGTATTTTAGTACTATCAATAAATTTTGAATTATTTATCTTGTTGTAGATAATGTTTTCAAACATCCTTCCAACCCTTGTCGCAGTATTTGCCCCTGCCCTTGTTTCATTTTTTATTGTATCTGCTTGTGCTATTAATTGAGCATCCGTTAATTGGGATTTCCCCTCAAAGTAAACAAGCCCCAACAAAACTAATAAAATAACTTTCTTCATATATCTATTTTAATTTTTAACTAAACGTATTGTCAAATGTATTATCAAATGTATCTACCGAACTCCCCCCACTACTAATCGCATAATCTATTATTACTTTCATCCCATATTGTAATCCTAAGTTCTCTGTTGGGTTATCTATGGAATAGTTAAAGAATGTAATTGTGACAAAGGTAGGGGTATAAACTATATCTACGCTAAGTTGCCCTACAATATTTGGAAATATTCTTGTGCCGTCTATATATACCTTTACTGATTTAGTTGCTATATTAGCAGAATTTATAGTATATGTAGTGGCGTTTGCAGGAATTATAATGGGGGAATCCACTCCTACTATTGCATCTATCTCATTGAATACGGTATTTCCGCTGCCGCTAGTTGATGTAAAGTTATTGGATTGATACCATAGTGAGTTTATCCCTTTGCTTATCCTTAAAGCCTGATTTGCAGGGATATAATTAAGTTGTTCACCAAAAGAAGTATAGTAGACTTTACCGCTTGCAAGGTTCACATCATCCCCTGTTAGGTTTATTATAATCCATTCGTTATATACATTGTCCCCAAAAGTGATAGAAGTAGGGGTTATGCCACTTATTACCGTTACCCCGTTTGATAATGTTATATCCCCCCCTGTTGTTATAGTTTTAGCCCCGTTCCAATTAAGGGGGGATTGTTGGATAAATTTAGCCAACCCATTTATCTGTGCATTACCAAAAATACCCGTTATATCCCCAACCCCATTTGGTATCCAAATAGTATTCGTGTCTTGTAATAGAGCCGCTAAGGTTTGATATGTAACATTTGGGTAAATCATTTATCCTTTATTTCTATGCAATGAGTATTGTTCTATAAATTGGTCTCTAGTAACTATTCCAAACTTCTCTAATAATCTTCCAACAAATTCGTTTTTAAGGTTTACCCCCCACTCTAATTGTTGGCTATTTTTTGAATCATAAACTATTTGCCCCCCTGCACCCGTGTTTAAATTGGGGGTTGTTGTTGTGTATGCAAATGTAGCTTGTTTTGGCAATCTAAAATAATATAGGACAACAACGCTTACATCTCTAGGGGCTACGTTGAATCCCCCGTTTACCTGTACCATTTTAGGTTTACTCATTGAAGGTCTTTTATCTTCAAATTCGTGGTTTAAACAAGCATCCCAACGTTGTAAGTCTACCTCTGTAATATCTACTTCTCTTATGCTATTTAAGTAGTCATTAATGCTTTGTGCAGGCGGAGTTACTTCTTGATTATCTTCATCTTTGTAACACAATCCTTTGTTTACTTTATCGTTGGGGATTGTTATTACACTATCATCTGTCTTTACTGTTATCATCCCTGCTTTGAATAACCTTCCGTAGTCTTTAGGTATATTAGCAGTAGTGTAGTATGATGTAGCGGGGTTTGTTATGATATTTTGAGAAACTAAAAACGGGCGCATATTATCCCTCCATTCTTGGCTTTTTTCTGATTCACGGCATCCCATTTCCCATAACTCATAGTTAATAAGATTAAGATGCCTTATGAATACCGTAGCAGGGGGGATAAACCCCCCTTGAAACGTATTGGCTTCCGAACATAAATCTTGATATAAGTCGTATGAATCTATCATCTATTAAGGGCAATTTATTGATTGTAATGCACCTACTACCGCATTTGTTACTGCCCATATAGTACCATCCCCTAATGCAACTGCTGTAATAGTGTTTGAAATAGGTATTGATGTGCCACTATCTGTATATAGTGTAACCCCACTAGCAAAAGAAGAAGTCGTATAAATGGTGGTATAAGGTTGGCTACAAACCGCCGTTGTAAGTACTGTACCTAATTGTACTACTGTCGCTATTGATGGTGGCGTAACTAATATTGTTTGTTCTACTCCGCTTGCAGGACTTGAACAATTTTGCAATACTTGAATATCGTAAGTAACCCCCACCGTAACAGGAATACTTACAGGTGTAACTAAATACCCATTGCTACCTACTGTTATTGCGGTAGAATATGTTGTATAAGGATATGCAGGGGAATGTCCACTAACACGATAAAGGACTGTTACTGTTTGTGCTGATGTAGGTATTGTGTCAAAAGCCAACTTGGTAATATTCAAATGTGTCCCCGAAATATTATATAAGAAAGAAAGTATAAGTGGACAACTTGTTGTATTTGCACAAATAGTCGATGCTATGCAAAAATTATTCAAGAATTGTGTATCTGTGATACCTATTGCCATTATAGCCCTTGCTAATTGTAGGGGAGTTGCGAACCCGCACGCATTAGCAAAAACACCTAACAATATATCAGTAGATAAAACAGAACTTGCAGGTGTACCAAAAACCCCCTTGACTACATTACAATTTGTTCCTTTATTCCCTAAAGAATAAGAAACTAAACTACCTAAAGCAGTATTTACCGCTTGTATGTAAATATCTAATTCACCCCCTTGTGCTACTACTATATCTTGCTCTAATCCTGTTGAATTATTTAAAGCAGGAACGGTATAAGATTGGGATGTGAATACTTCGCTAGTATCTAGTGTACAGATTTTATTGATTATATTCTGTATTACTGTTTGTGCAGGGATAGGAACATACCCCCCACTTGTCTTAGTAAATGTAGCCGCATAATTAGAACTAGCAACTGAATAGTTAAGCCCTATGATTACATTAGGATTAGTGTTAGATACTATATGAATAGTGCCATCTGCGGGGGAATCCCCACTTACTGAAAAAGTACCTATCCCTAAAGTGTTAAGATATGTTTGTAGTGCAGGTAAGTTATTAGTATTGAAAGTAAAGTTAGTAAGGATACTTTCGCTTTGTAGTTGGAAAGAAGTCAATATTGCATACACACCTACCCCTGTTGGGATATTGGACAATGTGAAAGTGTAGTTATTTGCTACACTACTATTGAATACGCATTTCCCGTCTACTATTATATCAAAGTTGCTGCTTTGGTTTAATTGGTTTATCAAATTGGGGTTAGCCAAAATAGCATTAACCAAATCTTGTGCAAGTACTGCTTCGTTTACTTTTAGAGTGTATGTCTTTTGGTCTCCCGAAACAGAAGTACTCCAAGAATAAGCATCTTCATTTGAAGGGTCAACTGCCACTAGATAAGTAATATCTCCTATTGTAAGGGTTACGTTATTCCCTGTTGCAGAATAAGACCCTGTTATATCCCCACTAGGATTAAGTATGTAGTTTATTCCGTTTGATATTGCATTTTTACCCGTAACTATCCCTGACCCAATGCCATAACAATTACAAGAAAATTTACCAATACGTTTTATCTTTTCAATAGTTGCAGGGACATCCACGCCCGTAAGTGGCTGCCATAAGCCAATTACTACTTGTATAAAAAGGCTATTAATTTGCATTAATTGGTCTCTTGCGGCAGATATATCCACACAAGTACCATATCTGATAGTATCCTCTAATTTAGTTATTTCACATACTAAAGGGGAAAGGTCAATATTACATAATGCAGCAAATGTCTTTCTTTGGAAGTAAAGTATGGTTACATAAGTATCATTACCGTATGCGTAATTGTAAATAGAGTTTTGTACAAATTCATAAGCATCTGAACTTACTGTAAGTGGGGCAGAACATACGGCATAATTATTAGCCACAAAAGGGATTGGGCTTGTCCCTGTCCCATCCAAAGGATATTTAAGGCTTAGTGTAGATGATATTTGTGTGCCTATCAAACCATTGTAACCATAATTTGTTTGGTCTTGGAATAAAACGCTTTGTTGGCTACATTGTACCGTTGCTATTGTAGATGCCAAACCTGTCATATCCTGCGAAGCAGTAGTATTCCCATTTGGTCTTATTATTGTAGCATTTTGTACAGGGGCGGTATATATATTCCCTACACTATCCTGACAAGTTACTTGAAATGTAAAAGGTACAGGGGAAAATTCTATATTACCTGCGGGCATAGGGAATCTATCGTCCAATACCGTATTATACCAAACCCCCACAATATCAGGATTACTAATATCCCCGTTATGTATGATTGTTTGTGAAGGTGATATTACCAAAAATGCGTATGATACATTTTGTAGGTTTGTTCCCGTACTAAGATTTTGTAGTTTTACTTTAGGGGTTGGCTGTACGTTGCCATTTGAATCAACATTTTGTGTCAAATCAAAAGTTACGGCTACCCTTAAAAGACCTATATCGGGAGAATTTGTTATTACTAATGACATATTCTAAATTTTTAAAAACAAAAAGGGCGAACCGAAAATCAGCCGCCCTATTACCCACCACCCACAGCGCAATGGGCAACTATTTACACGGCTGTTATTACTGTACCAAAGTTATCCCCCAAAGTAAATCCTGTTGCGAATAATGTTGAATTAGTCGAATCAAGATACCAAGTAATTTCACCCCCGTTTGTATAATTTGCGTTTAAGTATGTCAACAATGCTGCGGGTGTAGAATATGTAGTTGGTGCTGTTGGAAGAAACACGTTATTGATAATCCCTTGTGGGAAATATTTTAAAGAATCACTTAGTGTTGGCAACGCTACGGTTGTGTAATTAACCCCTGCCGCAAAGTAAGTAATAGTCCCATCATTTGTTTGATTGATACTTACTTGTGGTATAATTACTTTAGGGAACAATGTAGGGTCAACTGCAAAAATTTGTCTAGGTGAATTAAATGGGTCTGTTATTTGTACAATACCTTGCATCAATATAACCGTACCCCCACTTTGGACACTAGCTGCTGCCATCAAATCTGTCAATTCCCCAAATATGTACCAATACTTAGATGTTCTAGGTTCTTTAATTAAGAAACAAGGAAGGCTATCTACGGTAGGTGGGGTTAAGTAATATTGCCCCGTCCTTAATGTATTGTAATCAAACCCCGTAAAAACACCATTATCTGAAATAGGTACAGCCCATCTATCGTAGTTATCAAACTTTAAATCAGATGCCTTTGTTGGAACATACAATGCCTTTGGAGAACAGGATAGACCGTTTACCCTATCAAGGAAGTCTATCCCGTTTTCGTTTAAGACACACGCCGCAACGGTATTACCAAAAATATAAGGAGCAGGTGTTGACATTAATTACTTTTATTTACTATTAAAGTGCAGGGTTCACCGCAATCACACCACCACCAAATACTATTGGAGTGGTAGCACTAAAGTTTGTAATCGTACCAATCAAGGTAAGGTTATCAGAACTTAAAGCCCAAGTGAAAGTAGTAGAACCGATTGTAGTCCAATGTGCATTTGCAAATGTCAATAGGTTTGCAGGGGTTGTATAAGTTGTACCTGCTATTGATGCAGTAGGATATGCTTCTGTACCATTCACGTTTGCAAAAGGGAATAGTTGCAAGCTACCTGACAAGGTAGGCAATGCTAGATTAACTGTTGTGTTACCGTTTACATCTGCACCATATACTGTTTGTACCCCATAAAGCGTTGCAGCCCCGTGAATGTAATAAACAGAATTGTAAGGGTTGGCTGAACCATTCAAGTATGCAGTTGTAGTTGGCAATGCAGTACCCCCATTGGAAGCAGTTACATATTGTGCAGAAGTACCTACTACTATCCAACTGTCTGAACTATTAGTCATAGACAATTTGAATACAGGGATACCCCACAATGGTAATGGCTGATTAGGGCTGTCTGCAAGGTTATAAGGGATATAGTCGTAATCGGAAACAAACCCCTCATTAACAGGAACTGCATAATAATCGCCGTCTAAGTGACCGCCCTCTAAAGGGGTAGCAATTTCTTGTAAAGAACCTATTAGTTGGGATTTCACGAAATCAATCTGATTCCCTTTTCTTAATACTAACGCTTGTATCATAATTTATATTGTTTAATTTTCTGAAACTTGTTTTTCTTTTAAGTCAACCTTTGCAATCAACTCTTGATATTTAGCTGCATATTCAGGTGTTTTAAGCAATTCTGCGATTTGTTTAATCTTAGTCTTTTCGCTTAAATTTTTACCTTCGTAATTAGCCAATACCTTATTGTCGTCAACAAATGAGGCTGTATTTGCCCCTATGTTTATAACTTGCAACTCTTTTGCGTGGACAATCAATGTTGTTACATTATCATCCAAAGTGGTAATAGTATTAAGGAACGTTTCGGGGTCTGCACTTGCCATACCTGCCAATACTGTTAATTTTTGTGAGTATGTATCGCCACCGTAAGCATTGAACAATGATAACAATGTATCAATCTTAGTTGTTTGGTAAACGTTTTTGCCCCCTTCTTTCTTGACTAAGTTAGCAACATACCCAATAGCCTTGTTACTTACTATCCACCTGTCGTTAAATTGTTCCTCGTCTTTCAAAGGCTCAATTACTTTAAAGAACTTCTTTGATGTATCCCCATCAGGTCTGTTTGTTGCATTCTCGTTAAAGGCGCAATCCCTCATAAAAGAAAACATCCCCCTGTCACCTTCGTCTTTAAGAACTAGGATACCGTTTGGTATCTTTATTTTCTCCCCACTAGGGATATACTCCCCGTTTTCATTGGTTCTAGTTTGGATGCCTTTGGCTTGTAATTTGGTAATCTCGTTTTCATAGATTCCTTTTACATACCTAATTGGGATTTGATTCCCTTCTTCATCCCACTTGTAACTAATTGTAGGAAGGTAAATCACACTAGGGAAAGACTTTACATCTTCTGTCTTTTGTGACATTACATTGGGGGCGATTTCTCTCCTAAATCCGCTATCCCCCTTAATAGTACTTTCAAAGATTAATACCTGTACTTCTTTCTTTTTGCTAGAAGGTTTAGCTGTGGCTACTTCTGTCATTTATCTACGTTTTATTGTTTAATTAGTTGTTTTGATAACCTTGTGCAACTGCCCAGAACTCTGCGTTATGCAAAATCATACACATTGATTCTTCACAATCAATTTCGATTGCTTCACAACCACCTGCAAGGTTACGCAAGTCACGGTAGTGTTCTGTGTAAGCACCACCCCATTGATTGCTTTGGATTTGATAGAACTCCATAGCTTTCAATTCTTTACCGTTACCGTCTGTCAAACCGCCGTGAGGCATAAAGTAAGATATGTAACGGTTGTTATCAGAACCTATTGAACGTTCATCACTTAAAGCACCAAGTTCTTTCAATGTCACTACACGACCCTTATAAGAGTATGCAGAAAGACCGATTTTGTTGATTGCTGTTTCGGCATCTTTTTCACCTCTTTCATTTGCACTTCTTTTGAAAGCATCGAAAGCAAGTGTACCTACTACTGTACGGGCAACCAATTTATTTGTACGGTCAACTGTTTTAAGGTTGAACCCTAAGCCTCCCAAAGCAGTAAATTCTTTTGTTCTCTTAAAGCCATCATTGTAAAGCAAGAATGGTTCGTAATCACTTTCCCAATCAAATCCAATAGATGCAGAGAAAGGAATCAATGAAGCACCACCATAAAACAATGAAGGGTTCATACCGTAGAAACCAATAGTCCAACTATCAAGACCTTGATTTGTCAAACCGCCTGTATTTTGATATACAGAGTTGAAATCGGGACTACCGCTAAAGCAGTGGATATTCAAGAAATATCTTAGTTTCTTTCTAAGTTGTTGCATTTCATAAGTATCGAAAGCATCAAACTCTTTACCTTCTGCATCAATGAATACTGCATAACGTGCTTGGTCTAACAAACCACGCAAAGTATCAATTTGATAAGAAGCATCTTTTCTTGCTCTTAGGAAATAGTTTTCTCTAGCCCAACCTAAAGTTTCAAAACTTTCTTTAGGGATAGCACAAGAATAACCACCTACCGCAACCGCCTCCAATACTAAGTAAGGCTTGTTGGCATACAAAGTAATAGGGGTTGTGTTTGAAGCCAAAGAACGCACTTGGATTTTATGTGCATTAGGGATACTTGAATCCTTTGCAACTACTTCATACATTGTGTTCGTTTCTTTATCCAAGATACGATACCCTGCTGATGGCAAAGAGTAAACCCCGTTTTGGCTGTGGTTTGAAGGTATGATAGTACCTGTTGCAATTTGGGTAGTAATACCGTTTACAGTTGTTGCAGTACTTGTTACAGTAGCACCAAAGTAAATATTAAAGTTTGGCTCACCTGCATACCTGTTGTAGAAACGCTTAGTGTTCACCATTGTTTCCCCTGTATTGAACAAGTCAAACATAAAGTTGTAATCTATGTTTTCCCCTTTTAGGTTAATCAATTCGTGAATGATGTTCTTCTGGAATGTAGTCCCTTGCAGGTCATTCTTATTCAAACCTAACGCATTCTGCGCTGAACCTGTCCAAGTGATAGCCCCTATCGCTTGGTTTAAATTTGCCATTGTCAATAACCCATCAACCGTAAAAGGTTTTTGTTGGAATCTAGGCGAGTTGCTAAATGAAGGTATTGCCATATTGTTTTATTTTATTGTTTGTTTGTTTTAATTATTTTCCGCACTATAATAAGCGTTTCTTTTTTCTATCCCCGTCTTTACTTCTGTCCCATTGCTTAATGCAACCCTGTCTTTCAATATACCTTTCAATCCCCCCTTGTGTCTGATAACCCCCTTGTTTACCGCATCTGACAATATGCTTGGCAAGTTTTCTACTATGATGGCATTTTTTACTATTGTAGATATTTGCTCTTTTGTAGCACCGTTTAGTATTTGCTTTCTAGCTTCTGATTCAGATAAGAAGTGTTCAATATATCCTTCTATCGCTTCACTAGCATCTACTTTTAAAGTCCAATCAACTCCTGCTATTGGCAATTCCAAACTTTTCAATTCGGTCTTTACTTCTTCTATAATAGCCTTGTATGTTGGGGCTTTTGAAAGAACTTCTTTGTTTATCTTTTCTTCTTTTGACTTTTCTTCTTCAAAAGAACTGTATTTGCTTTCTAGGCTTACTATTTCGGGGAATGTACTTTCGATAATGTTTTTTGCAAGTGCATTAAGAAGTTTTTGCCCTCTCTTATACTTTGCGCTTTCTTTATCTTCGTTTAATCCAAACTTTTCGTCATATTCCGCCTTGAAATCATCTTCGTCAAATCCTTCTTCTTGTCTTGCTTCTTCAAGTTGTTGTTCATAAACTGCTTGGTGTGGGTTTGCATTTACTTTTGTAAACAATTCAAAACTTTCTGCATCAATCAGCTTGTTTTGTAACCCCCAAGCAAGGGATTCTGATTTACGTCTTGATTTTTCTGCCTTTTCATCAACTACGGGTTTAAATAAATCAGAAACATCATCACGACCCGTTTTCTTTTTAAGGTATTCTGCGACTGCTTCGTCTGTCAATTCGATTTTAGCAGGGGCATCGTCTTTTTTTTCTTCAACTATTGGGGTAACTTCTTCTCTTTGTTTTGCGCCAATCTTTAAAGGGGTTTCGTCAATAACTTCTTCTGACTTATCATCTACGTTATCAACTTTATTTGCAGGGGTTTCCAAAGAACTATAATATTCGTCTCTTTTCTTCCTAGCCTCTAGGACTGCGGCATCATCACCGCCTCCTCCTGTTATTTCTGTATCCGTGTTGAAAATGAATTTGCTGTGGGTGCGAATCATAAATAATTAATTACGATGTAAAATTGCAACCGATTTTGTTCTTAAATAACATTCCATTACCTTTGTAATCTTTCAAAGTGATTATATGGCAAAAAGGAACGTTGTTCAATTAAAACCCACTAGGACTGAAAACGAGTGGAAAGCATTTGAAGAAAAAATTAAAAGGGATAACCCAAAGGTTACTATACGTTCCTATCTTAGAAAGAAAATAATAACTTTGATAAGGGATTTCAATGAATGTCCCGAATGTATAACTGAAATGGTTAGTCAAAAAAGGGTTTGGAGTAGTACTTATATATCTACTGACGAACACGAGGCATTAAAGATAATATCCCAAAAAACAAATACCCCTATCAACACAATTATTGATAGGGGTATTATTCAACCCGTTTTAATTGAAAAAATATAAATTATGAATAGTGAATTTTTAGTAGAATATATTGGAGGAAGGTTTGTGTGCTTAAAGGGTGTTGGTAAACTATTTTACCAAGATGGGGTTCCCATATCTATCGCTGTTGCCAATTTTAAAAAAACAGGGGTTGAAGTTTCTATGCTACATTTAATAGAAGAATTTTGGGACAATGGTTGGTCTTGGAAAACAATAGAAATGAAATTAAGGGGCGAAATGTACGAAGATATAGACAACTCTCTTAAATTAGATTTTGACTACCTTAAAAAGTTTTATGATTGTTTAGAACAACCAAAAAGGGCTAATGGAGGATACGAAGAAAGTAGAGAAATGATATTTCAATATCTATTTAATGGAGATATTGGTTTAGCAAAATCAACACTTTCGGCTATACTAAAAACTGTAAAAGAAAAACTCGTAAAAGAAGGTAAGCCCCTAGTTATTTAGGGGCTTTTTTATTTAGTAACTTTCTTGTTGCTGCAAATCTGATTTGTGTGTAGCTAAGTCTTTTTGGTTAGCCGTTCTTGTCTGTTGTTTTGCAGGTTCGTTTTCTATCTTCTTATCTGTAATATCTTCTTTAGTCTTATTGTTAAGTTGTGCAACTTGTACCATAGCTTGTGCAGGGATTTGAGCCTTTTGAATATCTGCTGCATCTTTTGCTTGTTGCATTTTAGCTTCGTTTGCTTGCATTTCTTTTTGGTGGTCTTGCTGCATTTTTATTTCTTCCAACTTTTCTTTTCTTGTACGCTTTCTTGCTTTCTCACGATATTGCTCTAATAATGCTAACCCTTGTCTTGGGTCTTTTTCACGGGTAATAATTCCCCATTCGTTTAATTCTATTCCACCTTTGCCGTCTTGATTAGCCAATGCCATATCTGCTGCTTGGATAACCTTTTGTCTATCCATAGCTGTAATGTAGTTACCTACATATAACCCTAATCTATGTGCTGCCTTGTTTTTATCTGCATAGTCTTTTAGGTTTTTCAAGTTGTTGAACTGTAATTCCCCTATTATTGACCTAATCCAATCACAAGCCAAACTATCTTCAAAAGCTATTGCATCTTGGGTTGTGTTTAGTATCCTAGTACATATACGTTCTTTTACATACTGTATTATCCTAAATATATACCCTGTGCTTTTTTCGCTTTGGGTTGTTTCCATTTCGGAAGCCTTAAAGCCTTTTCTTGCATTTTGTACTTGTCCTAATCTTACATCATTAAGCCCTACCATTTGGGCAATGTTTTCAATGGCTGTTTTTTCTATTGATTCTATCCACATTGATTGTAGGTCACGGGGTTGCTGTACTTCTATTCTATGATAGTCTTGGGTTTTTCTGCCATCTATTCTAGGTCTTACCCTAATCCTAACGTGTGATTGCTTTTGAACCTTTACTATATCCTCTAAGATATTCCCTACTGAAAAGATAGGGGAATCTTCATTGTCTTGTTGGTATTCCCTTTTGAATAATTGCGCCAACTCCATTACTTCATCCCAATCGTAATCTTCTTTGTTAGGCTGTACTTTTGATAGCAACCATAATATCCTATAAGCCGCTTGGTTTGCCTTGAAAATATCCGTCTTGGATATATCTACTGCGCTTGCACCTTCTTTACGGTAAACTATCATATTCCCACAAGAATATTCATCGTTTACCCCTTGTGTATCTTGATAGATTACTTTGCCGAAATTATATATCCATTGGGAGATGCTTGTAGTCGGTAAAAAGTAACTATAATAAAATTGCTCGTTAGTGATATTTTCTACTACATACCCTTCTGTAACTTCTTTGTCGTCTAAGTCATAACCATAAGGGACAATCTTGCCTACTTCTATTTCTTTCCCGTTCTTATCTTTTTTTGATAGGTATGACTTTGTGGCATCTATCGAGCAAAACTCTATATACCCCACTTGGACATTATAAGTATAGGCTTGTTCCCAAGAAAGGAATTTGCCCCCAAACTCCCCACTATAACCTTGCGCTTGTGAGAAATAGTCTTTATCGCTTTCGTAATTTGGGTGATGTTTCCCGTTGTATTCCCTATTCCCCTGTGTAAAACCAGTGTAGGTGCTGTTGTTGCTGAAATTTAAAGCCCATAGTAATTGATACCAATCCCTTTCAAAGTCGAAATCCTGACCTGCCATTGCGATAAAATCCCTTAATGGGACATTCTGTACCCACCCGTTACAAATATCCCTAGAGCCATCACGTTTATTGCCAAATATGCCATATACTTCTTCGGGGAATATCCTTTGTATCTTTTGTTCCCCTGTTGTTTGGCTAACATATTTATGTACTGTACAAGTATTTGTGCTAAGAATGTCTATAACGTTGTCCTCTAATATTTCTTTGTCGTAGTTGTTTACATTTAGTACGGCACTTATTACTTTGTTAGCGGCGATTTCTTGCTTTAATCGGATAAAGTCATTCCTATGAAAGAAGTCTATATCTTCTTTGTCATTGGGGTCTAACCCGTATAAAAGCATTTCTTTTATGTTGGTCTTAAACTTTGTATCGTCTGCTGGCAAAGGGGGTAATCCTACCCTTGAATTTAATTCAGATACTGCTTTTTGATGTTGGGTAAAAGTAGACAATCTTTTAATATCTGCTTGCTTATCCATCATTGCTGATTCATCATTTGCCCTTACTGTTATTTCGGGGGGGTCGCTTCGCAATTCTTCCAAGATGATATTGAATATACGCCCCCAAATTCCCAAAGGAACGAAATCGGTATTTTCTAAAAACTCTTTATCGCTAAAAAAAGCCTTTACATTGTCCATTGGTTGCTGTGAAAATAGTATCTGTCTATTTTCAATAGCACGTTCACGATTGACTAACTGTACCCAATCTCGTCTGAATATAGTTATTACATCGTTAAACCATTTTGCATCTTTTTTATTTGGATTAAGCTGTTTGTAACACTCCGAAGCAAATAAGTCCATAAATTATAATTATTGTGTAAAAGTACATAAATTTGCACGAATTAATTAAACTAGAAAAAATGAGCAATAAATACATCGCCATATCCCCTAATATAATAGTTAGAGTTTCAAAGGAATCCTTAGTTAAAAACCGTGAAGGTGAAGAAATATACCACCACCAATCTTTTGTATGGTACACCCGTAACCTTCAATGTGGTGAGATAGTATCTATTTCTGATATTGCTAAAAAACAACTGCCACTTGCTGAAATAGGGGATTTACTTATTTACCATCATTTTATAGAATCATCTGCTTCATTAAGTGAAACTAAAAGCCACTACTTAGTAGATGAAACAGAAACAGATTTTTATTTCAATGTATTGGCTAAAGAAGTTGCAGGGGAATTTATCCAAACCTACGGCATCTTAAAAGACAATGAAATAATCCCACACCCCTTCTATACTTTTTTACACCAAGAAGAAATATGCTTGAATGAAGATAGTTTGGCTGCTTATCGTTTAAGTCGTGACGAAAAGATAAGGAAGCTAAACCAAGCAAAACAAGATAACCTCTACAAGATGCACAACTCCCCTGCTAATTGGGATTTGCGTACAGAAATAAGGCGTAAAGAAAAAGAAAGCCTTGAAACTACCAAAGAACTAAGTAAAAGAAAAACCATTGCTTTTAAAGTAGCTTACGTTACAAATGAAAAGCTATATAAAAAAGAAGATATTATTTCTATCCCTAGCTATGCTTCTAACACAATAGTTTCCGTTAATGGGAATGATTACCGTGTGGTGGAATCAAAATATATATCATCTGTTATTCCCGAAGTTGCCCCTTCTCTAATATAGGGTCACGCTTTGAATCAAACATCGTTACTTCGCTACCAAAGTACTCCATATAATTATTGGCAGTACTGCTGTCTGTTATTAACCTTATTTGTATCCATTGCCCGTATAATGGGTTACCCTCTTGAACGATATTGCCAAGTACTGTTGGGGTTGTGTTGGAATCAGTAGGGGTATTCATATCCCGTAAGAATCCTGCCGAACTAAAGAATTGACCCCATTGAAAGTTGTTTAATAACAAATAAGACTTTTGACCCGTTTGTGTTATTATCCTATCTGCAAATAAAAGATTTTGCTTACAGTAATTTGATAGTGCTTGGAAGAACACTTGTGACAATGCTTGTGTGGCACAAACTATTTCAATAATACTTTCGCATTGTACCCCATAAAACACATTGAATGAGTTATTCGTATTTATGTTATGGTGGGAATATATTGCACCGTTGTTAAATGTGAACAACTGCTTATTCAATAAGTCACCATCAATACTTGCATACATTTCGGGCGTAAAAGATACATCCCCCGTAACATTGGTAGTATTAATATCAAATGTTGTTGTATTGTTGTCTAGTGGGGTATAATTCCTGCTTTGGTTTATGTAACTGATATTATTTAAAGAGAAGTCGGTCAATAGATATTTGTTTTCAAGCGGGTCTATTCCCCCTACAAAAAACTTAGTGCCATCTGCTGCAATAGCCTTTAATTTAGCCCTAAAAGAACTATCTATTTTGCCTTTTATCACATTAGGCAGTATCTCATTTTCATCACTAATCATTGATTTGAAAGAAGAAAAATTAAACTGCAAAACATCACATTGCTGCCTATCAACAAACATAGTCAATTTACCTAAAGTCTGTATGCTACACTTGTCTATTAGTTGGCATCCGTAAACATCCCCTATTTCTCTTTCAGGGTTTCCCCACACATTACTTGCGGAAGCAACACTTACCGTTCCTGTTGAATCTACTCTTAACAGGTTGTCGTTGTACCCTACTTTAAAGTTGCTGAATTGTGTCAAGAACCAAACAACCCCCGTATCAAATACAGCCCCCGAAATACCCAATGTATTTTTTACATCAAAATCTTGTATCAATGTATCTGAAAAATATTGCAAATAATTCAAAGCACCGTTGATAGATAAAGTGCCTGTTAGGGCTACTGAATTTATTTTATGTATTACTTGCTCGTAGAGATTGCTTGTAAATGGTCGCCCTTGATTATAAATATTAAGCCCCCAAGTATTGCTAGGGGATTTGCTTTCAAATCTTACCCCAAAATTTTTTAAAGAAATTATTGAATTGCTACTGTCAAAAGTTTGAACTTGGGATGCAACTATCGTCCCCGTTGTGGTGGTATTTGTTATAGTAGTAACAAGTGGGGTTGTAGTAAGTAATGTAGGGACGGGGATTTGTCGGCTTAAAAAATATGTGTCATAATGATTTAGTAAAATGTTTGTCGTTTGTGCTTGACCGTTCTTTATTTCTATCCTACTATTTGGTATTTCATAATACGAAATTTGTTCTGCATTGTTTATTGCATTAGGTCTAGTAATCCTTATAATAGCATTTGCTAACAACCCTTTTAATTCGCTATTGTAGTCTATCAAAAAATATTGCCCCGTTGTATCATATTTTACTACTGCTGAAATATTCTTACTAAAAAATGAATTATCCCCATTTAATATAAATGATACCTTGTCCCCTACTGTTGGGGTTGATTGCCCTTGTGGTATAAATTGCCAATTACAAGTTGTATTGTAATTATTATTGGCATTGAATTTATTTAAACTAGCATACCATATCCTAATTTGAGAAGGGGAATAAATGTTTACAGCACCCGTATTATCAACAAAATCAACTTTATCTACTATCCAAGTGACATAATCAGATAATGACAATTCTTTACTAACAGCTACCGTACACTCCGTTATATCCAAAGGGAATGTAGGATTATTTGTTATCTGTAAATTAGTTTGATATGCGTTTATCGCTTGTGATTGTGGAATAGAAGGGACTTGCAAAACGCCAATGGGTTGAGCATACCCCGCCCGTAACCCATCTTTAGGGATTAACGCATACGCATATTTTCCCCCCGTAAGCAATGATTTGAAGGATTTGTATTCCAAGTAAACAGTACCTATATCATAAACCCTTTCGGTACAACCGCCCGTACAAGCATTTATAGTAATAGGTATGGTTGGTATAGTCGTTCCATTTATCCCCGTAAAAGCACAAGAACCACCGCTTATAATTAATTCATCTATTCTTACTCCACCATTTTGAGCATCATCGTGGCACACTAATGAGAATGTCCCATCATCATTACTTGTAGTGTGTCCACCTCTAGTTAATACTATTGGTACATTTGGTATTCCTTCGCCATTGCTATTGTTCAATATAATCTTACCTTGTATTATAGCCCTATTGCATGGTAAATCAAACATTTGCTCGTAAGCCTTATCCTTTGTATTGATAGTAATGTCTGATGTTGTCATTCCGTGCCCTTGTAGAGATGAACTTACGGCAACTTGAACGCAATTATAATAAAAATTAAACCCACAAGAAACAGACCCTGCCTGTTGCGACCTAAACCAATAAAACCCATTATGGTCTGTAATAACCGATGTCGCCCCGTGACCGTTTGTTAGCCTTATTAACTCCATAGGGCTTTGGGGGAATCCGTTTTGCGATGTTTCATAAACATACCCACTAATAACCCTTAATAAATCACTATTTGCCGCAAAGTCGGCAATAACCATCATTTTAGTATCATTAAATGTAGTATAATCCCCGTTACTTACATCTATAACTAATTCTTTAGTCAATATGCCACTACCATAATCATTCTGTGGGGCTGTCAAAAAAGGGTATTGACCTATATTTAAATAATTATTATTTATTTGATACACCCCCCTTACGGTTGTGCTTGTGGATTGGAAATCAGTCCCACTTGTCGGGTCGTATAAGTGCGACGCAAGCCTAAAAACTTTAACCCCTGCTGATACCCCCGTAAATGTAAACCGTTGGAATACTATATTCTGATTGGCAAAAGTTTCGTCTAAAGAATAACTGCCACCATTCCAATAAACTTGTTCACTTATAGCTACGCTGCCATCATTCAAGTACCCTATAAACCCACTTTGATAGATATTGGTAAAATACTGCTTATATGCTAGTGCTTCATTGGGGTCGCCCCATACATAACCTCGTGTGCCGTTTTTAAAAACCCCGTTTACATTGCCCGTAACTTCATTTATTATTGCTACCAATATGGTTATAGTCCTAGTTGCTGTAACAGTAACGGGGGTTTCGGATAATGTAAGTTTACAATTATTGAGTATATTGCTGCTTAAAGGTGAAAAGCCTTGTTTAAAGTTTGCTAAAGCCAATTTTTGATTTAATTCAAATAATACTTGTGGCGACTTAGGTATAGGGTTTTCTGTCCTATTTGTTTCGTCTTGGGAAACGGGGGTTTGTTCGCCGTTATTACAAAAAGTATATGTTATTTGATTAGTAGAAGCATTGTATGTTACATTTGAATTTCTGCTTCTAGTCCACCAACTACCAACTGTACTCCCTTGATAAAGAAATAGTGTAGTGTCTTTATACCATTGGTCGCTATTCCCTATCCTATACTCTACATCTATTGAATTGTTAAATGGATTACCCGCATCAAAGGTCAATGATAGGCAACGGGGGGATGTACTGCTTGATACCATGCAATCATTTACCCCACTAAAATATAAATCACTTATAATGCCGTGTTCGGACGGTACGCCAAATACGTTTGTGTTCCTTATCCTAAATTGAAATCCTTGATACAATACATTATTGGGTATGCCTACATCTGCACTCGTAACGGGTATTTCTGCTATTTGTATTTCTTTGTCAGGGGTTTCAAATCCCATCCTAATCAAAGAGCAAGGGTCATAATTCCCATTAAAATAAGGATAGATTGTACTATTAAAACCTTGTGAGCCTATTGCATCATCTACCCTTAGATACCCTGCATCATTAAAGCCATCAGCCCAATACAAATCTCTTTTTATAACGGTTATTCCCGTGTCGGGGTCTGTTAATTTAATGGGTAATAAAACTATTGAAGCAATGAAGTATTGTGGTTGTAGTTGAAAATTTAAACAAGCATTTTGATAAACTAAATCAGCCGTTCTATTGCTTGCACTTACTCTATAAATTGAATGATTGCCGTTACTGTTGTATATAAAACAATAAACTTCATTTGTAACTGCAAATCCTTTAGCACCTATGCAATAATTATCTCCACTTGGCAAAGCGAAAGGCACATACAATTCGTTGCTTTGCAACTTCTTTAATGATGCTGCATTGTTTCCCTCTTTTATATCGCCGTACTCATTAGTAGCACTTTCGTATGAAGTAACATTTTTTAGATAACGAGCCGTATAAGCATCAAAGTAAGCGGCACTAAGGTCTGCGTTTACTTTTAAGGGGATAAGTTTATTTGTATGTTGCATACGGCAAAATTAATGATTTATGCGGCTTTATTGGGTTTTGAATATTTACCATTTAAAGCACATAAGAAATTACCGAAAAACTGACTATCTTCCACATAGTTTTGTCGCCCCAAAATGGTAGCCATATAAATATCGTGCGCCAATACTAAATACCCAAACATCATTACCAAATCCGAAGGTTTTGTCATTTCGGGGTCAAAATCCAAGAACTGTCTAAGTAATGGAATAAAGTGTATTGTTTCTACATAATTAGGTTCATCTTTACCTACATAAAGGTAGTCTTTAGCACTTCTTATTATTGTTTCTAATAGTACGTTTTGGTGGGCGTTTCTTGTCCTTACTATAAAGTTAAAATCAGCCCCTAATTGCATCCACGGTTCGTATGTTATAAGGGTAAATGTAGGGGCTTTCATATCCTTAAATATCATATAGTAACCTAACCCCTCTTGCAACATCATATTTGCATAAGTGGGTTCGTTTGCTTCTACTATACTAATCTTAGAAAAGAATATTGTTTCCTTTACTAATTGTTCGTAAGATTCACGGGGGTTGTCGGGACGTGCAAAGTAAACTGAAATCAAACGCTTAGATGCTATCTTTCTTTCACGACTATCCCTAATTGGGTCGTAAATACTCATAGTCCCATAAGCACATTTAGAACCTTCGTTTATTGCTTCTGCCCATTTAACGGTATCTGCACCGCCTACGTTGTTAAATCTTTTTGGGGGCAATAAAGAACCGTTTGTATCGTACCCCCTTAATAAACTTTCGTTGAAAGTGCCTCTATAAAATTCTTCCTTATCTATCCAAAATTCGGGTTCAAACCCATTTTGTACATCTTCTTCTGAAAGGGGAATACATCTTACTTTAGTAAACTTACCTTTGGGGCGTTTGTCTTTTTTACCCATTTCCCAAGCGGCATTATCCCATATCAAACGTGCAGGTATCATCCCGTGTACCCCGTTTGCATTATCTTCTAATTCACTATCTATTTGGGCTATTATTGGTAGGGGATTGAATGTAGAACTTTCTCCACCTATTTCCCAAGCCTCTTTTTCAGTACGGGCTAACTGCCTTTTTACTGAAAGGTATCTTTTAGGGTCGGTCTTAACTTTTTCTAAGGCTTCCTCGATACTGTCATTCGCCGCCACTTCGTCACATTCCCCGTACTTATCAATCAAACTAAGGAATGAATAAAGAGAAGAAACGTGGTAGCATATCAATTCACTAAGGGTTCTTTTACTGCCTCTTTTTGTGTGTAATTTACTGCCAAAGAAAATATCCCTTGCTTCTGTAACCCCCACGTCATTTTGTTCTGAAACGTATCCAAATAACCACATTTTGCCTTCGATGTCATTTTGCATCTTAACGGTGGCATTGTTTGTTTCAAATATTTCTTTTGGGTGTTGGTTACTTTTGGCAAGGGTTTTATTAAACTCATCTAAAACAACGTCTGTCATTTTAGGGCTATCAAATCCTTTCGGGTCGGTTGGGGCTACGAATATTCTTGAATTAAGTGCCTTTTCTTGCATCATTGTGTTTAATGCCGACTTATGTGAAGAAGTACCACTAAATGATTTTGCCCCAAATATTGTATGACCTTCACTTCTTGCATCTGTTTTAGTAGAGGGTTTGAATATGTTTGGCAATCCATCAAAAGCATGATAAAAGTACATCATGTTACTTGTTATGGCAACATCTTTACTCATACTCATTACACCTACTTGTTGCCCTTTGTAAAGGGTTGTTTTGTTTAGTAGGTAACAAGAAAAAAGGAAAGTAACCCCTGTTTTTTTAGCCTTAGAAATGAAAGCACCAAGTATATTTTCATCCTTATTAACCAAGTCTATCAAATAGAAAATATCTTGTTGGTATTTATAGAAATAACCATATTCTGCATAAACCCTAAGAAAATAATCTTTTGGCACACTATCCCCAAATGTGGACACATACTTTTCATACCTAGCACTTTTACCATAACAACGGCAATGCTGCATAGTGAAGTAATGATGCCCCGTAATGTACTCTATTTCATTTTTGTTACGGAAGAAAACCCCGTGTTCACGCCTATATAATTCTTTCGATACTGTTTCTATGAATAGTTGGCTATCTGCTGAATTAAAAGACTTATAAAGCCCACTTTCATCTTGTAGTGTAGCATCTGCATCTAGTTCTGTATAGTTAGGAACGAAATTATAAAAAACACTAGGTAACTCTAATCTTCTCCAATAGGCGTTTTCGGGCTTTTCATTGTACCATAGTATTTCATCCGTGTTTTTAGGCAATGGGGGTTTGGTATAATCGTGTTCCCCTATTCTACGCTGAATATTATATGTAACCCCCTTTTTTAACATTATCTCTTACTATTTATAAAGTCCTCTATCGAAGCCGTGTTTTTTTGCATTGACATTTCGTTTGCAGCCCCAACACTTACTTTTAGTTTTGCGTGGTTTTGAATAAAAGACGACTTAGCTTCATTCATCATATTCATTAATTCCCTTGCGTTTTCTGCTGCTGCCATTTTGCCATCTACTATTGATTTTATCTTAGCATAAGCATCCAAATCGGTAGTGCCATCATCATTTTTAATCTTAGGTTCGGGCAAAGACATTATTGAAAGGAATTGTGACCTTAACCCCCTGTATGCAACATATTGGGCAAAGTTATCATCATTCTGTAACTTAATCCACCTATCAATACTTAGCCTTAAATTATCATTTCTTAGCTTTGCAACTTCATCATAATATACTTCGGGCAATCCTACTTTTGTAAATATCCTCCTAGCTAAGTTATCCCAAGAAATCCCCCCTGTATTAAGCATTTCACTTTCCAAAGAAAACCCGTATAAGATAAACTTAACTACCCCTACAAAAACTTCTGCAACGGGGAAATCTTCTGATAACGGTTTAAATATTTCCCACAAATACCTATTTCTAAGAAATTGCTCGAAGTAATCATACCCCTCATTGTAAGATATAATTTCACTATAATTGTTTATCATATAAACTTAATACCGTTTTTAGTCAAATTGTCAATTACCGATTGCGCTTCGTCTAGTGCTTCGTACTTTATTTTAATATCAAAACCTACAACCGATTTAGCTATTTCGGTAGCCTTTTCTTTTGCTTCTTTCAATGTTTTACCTGTTGCTACTACTGCCCCAATCTCAATCATCCCTTCACCGTTTGGCGTAAACCAATGTGTACCTTCATCATCCACGACAAGGTTTTTTATCTTTATAAATTTAGCATACTTTTTAGGGAATTGAACTGCAACGGGAAGTTTTTTTGCTGATTCTGATTTTATAATAAGTTGAACACCCCACTTTTCAGATGCCTCTACTGTTGGAATTTCCCCACCACCAATCATCCAAATTATTTCAGAATAGTTATCGTACATTTCTAATGTCAAAGCAGTATTAGGTTCGGGGAAACGCATTGTCGGGTCAATAAAATAACCAACCCCTTTTTTATCTACTCTTATTTCAGTACTAAAAGCCCCACAATACCCATAAGATTCTAAAACGGGTGCAAATTTCTTATTTACTTCTGTAACTTGTTTTGGCAAATCTTTTAAACTCATAATCCTACCTACATAAGCAGCATCTTTAACCTCTACCCCCGTACAAGTATTATCCACAAACTTGCCATTTACCACATACGGGTCACAACCTATTTCTCCAACAGCTTCTATTGCATCTTCGATTATATAAACTTCTTCGGTATCGAATATGCCTAAATTGTGCTTTAAATCGTTTATTTCTATTTTAGAAGTAACTGAATTTTTGTGTTCCCAAGTTTCCATGTCTCCACGCAAACTAGATTTTATATACTTATGTTCTACTTTAGATAACTTTTCCTCTAACTCATTAACCCCCTTAGCCGTATCATATCCATTTACGGGTAATTCTAGCTGTTTTAATAGTTGCTTGAACCCAAGTCTATCTGTTTCTAATAAACCTGCCTTAGCCGAACCGAAAACACGTTTACCTTGTGCTTTTAGGAAGTTTTGCAATCCCCCTTCGTGAATATGAGTGAATACCCATAAATCAACTTCTTCATAGTAATCCCAAATATCATAGATACGTTCTATACCTTCAACTCCCCTACCTATATCATAGGGATTGTGTTCCACCCACCCGTTTATTACAGTTGGCATAAAATAAAGAACCCTGCCAAAGTCACGACTTAACCTTTGGGCTACTTCTATAAAATTGCCAAAATCGTACACCAAAACTGTCTTATCCTTTAGGTTTGTCATTATTGCTTTATTTATGTTCGTTATTCATATAATCATTCCAAGAAACTTTTGCTAATGCGCACATTTGCATTTCTACCGAAGTGGCGAATGTATGTTCTGCTAGGTAAGGTGCTTCGCTACAAAAACCCGCTTCTGCATCTTTTTCTACTAAGCCTTGTTCTCGTCTTTTTTCAAAATATAAATCGAAGTCTAATATTTCACTTTCCGATAGTCCACGTCTTTTCGTTAACGCTTCTTCTATTAACTCGTGTATTGCTATTAATTTATTGTAAAATTCATCTCCTTGTTCTGATACTAATATAAACGTTTCGTCTCCCATAGATTTATAATTTCCCACCGTATTGTATTCTTGAAATTCATGTGGTATTACTTTGATTAAAATAAACAAACCTTCCTTTTTTTCGCTTTGTTTTTTTATACTTTTCAATACTCCTTTACTTCCAAAGCTATCTGTTTTTACATGACAACTTCTACATAAGGCAACTCCATTCCATACTTCAAATGCAGGAGTTACCGATTCCGACAACGATATTATATGATGTGCGTCCAACTTCCCACCGCATCCACATAAAACACATTTATGCCCACTCTTTTCCATTACTAAATTTCTCCACTTTTTAAAGTTTGAGCTGTTCTGAACCCTAAAGTTATTACTTTTTTTTGTAGCCCAATCTCTAAAATTGCCATTTTTTTCGCCAGATACATCTTTTGGTAAGTTTTTTATACTTCTTTCTCTAAATATATCAGGGTCTTTTTCTCTTGCTTTCTTAACCGCTTCTAGCATTGGCTCATAATGTTCTTTAACTCTTTTGTAACCTTTAGGATAAATCCTATTCTTTGAAGCCTCTTGTATTGCAATAATTCTCTTCGCCTCCCATTCTTCTGAATGTGGATTAAGCCTACCTTTTTGTCCGTTACCCATGCAAGTCCTAGAGCAATACTTTGAAGATTCGTATCGTTCTTTTAGTTTGACTTCATAGTCTTTATTGCAAACTGTACATTGTTTTATTATGCTCATTTTGTATTACTTTTCGTGTGGTATTTCCTTTATATGTATCTCTAATGACATTCGCTTGTTTTAAACAGTTCATTATTAACTCGTTCAACTTCCTTGTAAATATCTTTCCTTAGTTTTGCATCGTACATCTTACAAATACGGGAATGTGGTAAATGCCTCTTTACTTCTTTTACATTATCTTCATCACTTAGTAATTCAACCCAATGATAACCGAATTTATTAAAAGAAGTCCCGCCCAATCCAACCATTTTTCTAGTGGTAAAGTATCCATATATTTTCCCATCAAAAGGAACTATATCAATATTGTAACTAGCCTTAAATTGTTTTATAACTTCTATTTTTAATGACATTTTATTTCTTTTTACCTTTTGCTTTTCTTTGAACACTATAAGCTATTGCTACTGCTTGCTTTTGGGGTTTCCCTGCTTTAACTTCCTTCCTTACATTTTCAGAAAATGCTTTCTTACTTGATGATTTCTTTAATGGCATAATTGTTTATTTTTTATTTACTAAGAAATTTAATCCATTATTTACCATAAGCCTATCTTTCCAATCTTGAATATCTCTTTGGTCGCCGTTGTAGTCATCTATACCTTTTCCTATACTTTTTGCAATCCCAACTGAAAAGAAACTTTCCATTACTCCACTACTACCTTGATATACATTTTCGGGTGTGCCTGCCAAAGATAATACATTTCTTACGGGGCTTTCTTCTATTGCCATGAAAATGTCATTTGCAAGCCCAACCGCTTCGGGGTTCTTAGTGTATTTCTCTAACCCCCTGTTTTCTTCATTAAGATTTATTCTTTCTTGATTTTCTTTTGCAGTCATGTAATTTGCTGCCATAAAGAAAGGCATCATTATATCTAAGTGACCTAAAATAGCAGTAGTATAGTTGTCGAAAACTTTACCATTTAATGATATAGCACCAAAATTCAATTCATTACCATAAGCATCTTTTTTCTTTCTTGCCCCCGGATAATAAACGCCTCCAAAAGCTAAAGCCCCCGTTGCTATCATGTGTGCAGCAATCCCCATAGTAACTAAGCCAACTTGCCCCTTATTTAATCCTTCTTTTATTTTATCTGCATAGTCAGGGTCTAATTCACTCATGTGCTTAGTAAATGCTTCACCAAACCTTTTTATATTTTCGGTAATGCTTTGTTGTGCCGAATAGTCCATATTTTTTGAAGCACGTATCGCTTCTGAACCTATCCTTTTTAAAGCTAATCCGTATCCTAATGTATATTTAAACAACCCTGAATTTTCAATATTAGCAGGTATTTTAAGAACGGGTAACAATATAGATTGTGCAACCCCACTACCAAATCTTGAAGCCTTGTAATTTAAGTCTTTAGTACCACCACGCTTCAACATTTTTTCTTCTATTGACCTATCTATATTTTTAAAAGCATCTTGAACAAATCTAACAGTAGCGTTTTTTTCTGAAAACTTACCCCCCTTGAACCCGTGTTCAAAAGCCTTTTGCATAATGATATACTTGTCACTCTCTTGCAAACGTTGACCTGCATCCATTTTCCTACTTGCCCTTTCTAATGCTTTTGCGTATTCAGTAACAAACTGCTTCATTGCTGAAATATCTTTAGTAGCTGCGTGTATCCTTCCTATTGTATCAACCCCGTATATTAATGTTTCTACTCCTTTGCCAAACTTAGTAGAATGTATAGCCATTCTATCTTCATAAGACATTCTTTTAAAGTCGCCCATAGCCTCTTCAAAAGAGTACGCCCCTTCCATTATTTGTTCACCCCTATTCTTCCAAACGTGACCAATAAATTGATACATAAAAGCTAGCCCACTATTGTATTCCGCATCATCAAAAGCCTTTTTAGCTACCTTATATTCTTTACTTTTATTTAAGTCAACTCCATTTTTTTCTAATTCAGCCTTTACTTTAAAAAAATTATCTGCTGTTGACTTTAATAATTCGTCCGTACTTTTTAAAAGTGTTTCCACTTTCATATCACGAACCTTGTTTGAGTTTTTTTCTATCTGTCTATCTAACTCTTTTATTTTAGATTCATTATCTGAAATCTCATCAATACTTTTCTCGTCATCAGATTTTTTTAATTCCTTGTTTCTATCTAATAAAACTTGCTTTTGGTCTGTTAATATCTTTTTAGTATTAGCCATTTGCTCTTTTGTTTCTTTCAAAATAGCTTCGTCAACTCTTACATTTGATAGGCTTAACCCTGCTGTTGTTTTCAACCCTTCATAGTCTGCTTTCCAAGATATTTTTTGTGCGCTTACTGCCTTTTCTAATCCTGTTAAATAACTAATCCCCCCCGTTAAAGGAGACAATCCTGATATATTAGTAGAAAGAATATCCCCCCCTATTTTAACAAAAGAACTTAACGGCAATTTGAATACAGTAGAACTTAATGAAGAAATCAAATTACCACGCCTTGCCCTTAAAAATAAATCCAACCCTTTCCCTATGTTATTCTTATTTTGATATATGAACTTTTCTTCTGCTTTGTCATATTCTGCACGAAGCATATTTCTTTCGTGTTGTAGCTTAATATACTCTCTATCTATTTTTAATTGTGTAGGACTTTTTGAATCAGCAAATCTATTGCCTGCAATATCTCTAGTCATTCTATTAATATCCCCTCTCATTTTTTGTTTTGCTGCTTCAAGTTTAGTAAACTCGTCCCTCTTACTTAAACCTTCCAATAAATCATTTTTCAAAGACTTTAATTCTTTTGAAATCGGGTCTGTTGGGTTAGCTAAATTTATTTGTGTTTGAATACTTCTAGCTGCCTTGTCTATTTTTTCACCTAACTCCTCTACATTATTTACGTCTTTTATTTTAAGCCCTTTTAATAGTCTGATTTGCTCGTTTGTCAAGTTAGGATTAGACAATAATTCATCAACCTTATTGTTATGAGTATTAGCAATAGTTCTATTCTTTTGAATAACATCTTGGCTACTTCTATCTAACTTAATCCCATTCTTAATAAGGGCTTCGTCAATCTTAGCTCTATTATCTGCTTTCATTTTGGCTAATACGTTCCCTTCGTATTGAACGCTTTTTAATATCTTTTCCCAAGTCTTTAAATGGTTGTTTATATCTGATACTTGTTGGTCAACTTCTGCATTTCTCTTTTGTTGTAAAAGCATTGCTTTTTTATCTTTTAGCATCTTTACAACAGAACCGCTAATTTCATCTTTTTTACTCTTGTCCTTCAATATTTCCTCCCCTTTTGCAATCATATCATTCTCTAATTGCAAATTAGCGGTCTGCCTTAAATCATCTTTTTGTTGCTTTAATTCTTTGTTAGCTTGTTCTTTTGTTTTTTGTTCAAAATCCCCTTTACGAAGAAAAGCATCTAATAGCTGTCTTTCGCTTACATCTGGTAATACTTTTTTTAAGTCAGACAAAGCACTTTCTAAAATTTCTGAACTATTTAAGCCTTTCCCTAAATAAGAATCCATAAGATTTTGAACTAATCCATCTTCAACTATTTTAGGGGATAATGTAGTAACCCCTTGTTCTTTGGCTACACTTGATATGTCTTCTAATTTTTGATGTGTATCATATTTGTTTTCTGTTGCCCAAATTGCATTTTCGTCTTTTATCTGTTGCAATAAAGACTTTTCTTCTTCACTAAGTTTCTTCTTTTCAGTAGGGGATTTTTCTTCAACAATACGCTGCTTTACCTTTTCTAGTTTTTCTTGTAAACGTTCTACCCTTTTTTCTTTATCCCATTCTTTTTGAGCCTCATCTATTTCATCACGTTTAGCTTGTTCCTCTGCACTAATAACTTGCTTTTCTTTTTGGGTTTCTGCTTTTTCACGCCTGTTTTTAATATCATCCAACTTACTTTCAAGCTCTTGCATTTTCTTTTCGTGCGCCCAATCTTTCTTTTCTTTTTCAATTTCTTTAGCCAATTCAGCTTCCCTTTCAGTAAGATATTTATTTTCAGAAGGTTCTGTTTTTGGGTTTTCAATCCTATCCTGTACCCTTTTTAATTCAGTTTCGGCATTTTTAATCCTATTTTCAGCCGACTTTTCTAAAGCCCATTGTTTCCTTTCTAAATCAATAGCATCCTTTAGCTTTTGTTCTTCTGCACTAACTACTTTATCTCCTGCTTCTTTTTTTTCTTTTGGGGTTCTATTTTGCAAACGGGTCAATTCATCTTGTAGCCCTTGCATTTTCTTTTCGTGCGCCCAATCTTTCTTTTCTTTTTCAATTTCTTTAGCCAATTCAGCTTCCCTTTCAGTAAGATATTTCTTTTCAGAAGGTTCTGTTTTTGGGTTTTCAATCCTATCCTGTACCCTTTTTAATTCAGTTTCGGCATTTTTAATCCTATTTTCAGCCGACTTTTCTAAAGCCCATTGTTTCCTTTCTAAATCAATAGCATCCTTTAGCTTTTGTTCTTCTGCACTAACTACTTTATCTCCTGCTTCTTTTTTCTCTTTTGGGGTTCTGTTTTGCAAACGGGTTAATTCATCTTGTAGCCCTTGCATTTTCTTTTCGTGCGCATCTCTTTCGGAAATATCTTTTTTTACTTGCTCTATCCTACTTTTTAAATCTTCTATTTCGGGCGTGTCTTTTTTTGTTTCACCTTTCTCTTTTACCTCTTTTTTGCCTGTATCTACTAATTTAGCTAACTTTTCTTTTAAGTCATTATAAACCCTTATTTGCCTGTTACGTTCTGTTTCAAGTGCCTTATACTCTTTTGCATTTCGCCTGTTAGCATCAATTTGTTCTTTAGTTTTAGCATCAACACCCCCTATTAATGACTTTTCTACATCTTCTTTCTTCAATGAAGAAAATTCTTTATCTTCTAAAACCTTAGATATAGCTGCACCTATTTCACTACCTGCTTCTACTAATTTTGCAACAGATTCTACTAATAGATTCCAAGTTGGTCTGCCTAATCCTAATGTTATATCTGCACTTAAAGTATTATTATTATCTATCTTTAATGAACGAATTTTGTTTGCCCAATCTTTCCCTGTTTTCTTTAATATTTCAGATTGAGGGGTTTTGCCTTTTTTCTTTTCGGCTGCGGCTTGTTCACGACCTCTTTTTTCTGCTTCGGCAATAGCCTTGTCAAAATCTTCTTTTGTAATCCTATCAACTTCTTTTTGAGTAGATTCTTCGGCTGCCTTTGTTTTGTTCTTTAATTTTTCTAATTCATCATAGGCTTCTTTTAGCATTTTAGCCTTTTCTATATCTTCCTTATCCCCTTCTTTTAATTCGCCGATACGCTTATCTAATGCTTCTTTATTATCGGGGATTTCTTCGTCAATAGCTTTGGATAAAACATTTCTCCTATACAATATTTCACCATCGCTACCCAACTTGAATAGTGATTGTAAAAACTGAAAGTTACGTCCCAACTCATTTTGTGCTACCCTTAAAACTTCGTCAACCCTTTGCATCTCTACTGCAATTTTACCTTGTTCTTCTAGGTCGGTAGTATTATTAAGCATATCTGCCAAATAAGCCTGTCTAACACCCATAGCCCCTAATAATTCAGTGGGAATACCAACACCTCTATTAATTTCGGGTCTGCCTTGACTATCTAATATTGGGTCGCCTTTAGATGTCTTTTTGAATAATATATCATGCCATTTGTCAGTATAATCTTTTGCTGCATCAATAATAGTCTTACTGCCATTAGAAGCCATATCAGAAAGCATATCAATAGCCTTTTGTATGGTTTCTTTATTTGTAACACTATCTAAAGTTCCCATTACTTTTAATACGGTGTCCCCTAACATAGCTTTTTGTATCCCTATCCAAACTTGTCTATTTTCTTCGGGGGTATTTTCTTTACTTGTAGGAGGATTAGTAGGAGGTACACCACCTTCACTAGATGATGTACCGTCCCCACCAATTACATTGCCTTTTTTATCGCTTTCTTGGCGACCTTCTTTTCTACCGCCTTTTTGGCGACCTTCTTTACCTCTTTCTTTGCTGATGCTTTCATCTGTTGTTGTTTTTGTTTTTCTACCAATATCGGTAGCTTCTTTAAGTGGGATAGTTTGTGTTTCAAAATTACCTTCACCAATATCTTTTCTTAATGTGATTAGCCCTTTTTCTTCATTTACGCCTAATACTTCACGACCATCTGCCAATATATCACCTTCTTTTAAAGGTTCGTTGTCAATAGGGGATTGTTCTGTTTTAGTAACAGGTTCTAATGTAGGGACTAATAATTGAATGGGAGGAATATCCTTTGATTGATTAAACCCATAATTAGGGTCATTTTCAGCTTGCTCTCTAGTTAATAAATCCCCGTCTGCTGTTTTAAATTGTCCGTGTTCAGTTCTCCACGCTTCTCCTTCTTCTGTATCTGGACTAGGTATATCTTTCCCGTCTGCAATAGCAGCTTCCATTGCTTCCCCGTGATTAGCACCGTAATATTCTTTTCCATCAACTACTATCGTAGGTGTAACCTTATGTTCTGATTGTCTTATTAACTCTGCTTTTTTATCTTCAATCATTTTAGAAATACCTTCGGTATCTCCATCTTTTTCTAGTTGTGCATATTTATTTTTTTCTTCGTCACTAAAGTACTTGAAAGCAAAATCATCATTCCTTTTGGGGAACTTTAAATCTTCGGTTTGCGTACCTTCGGTATCTTCACTTTTGGCTTGTGTAGTTTCGGTTGTTTGGGGTTCGGCACTTTTGCTTTTCTCATCTTCTGTTTGATTAATGAATGATTGTTGTTTGTCGTAAAGTTCTTTTTTCTTAGAAAGGGATTCGTATTCTTTTTGGGACTTGGCAGGCAAAGTTTCCCCCTCTTTAATCCTTTTTTCGTATCCTTTTAATATTTCTTGTTCTGTTTCTGTTATGCGTGGGGCATCAACTAATTCTGTTGCTTTATCTAAAATGTGTTGGTGGGCTTCTTCTGCATTTACTTCTTTACCATCAATAATAAAAGTTTTGTCTGTGTTTTGCCCTATTTCGTTTATGCTGCCTAATTTAACTTCACCCCCATTACTTTCGTCTGTTTTAGGCACAACCATCTTAATATCTAATCCCTTAACAAAGGCATCACTAATAGGCATTGCTTCTTTATCTTCCAAAAGTCCTAACGCTTCTTTTCTTAATCTTTCTTGTTCTTCAATAGCCTTTTCTTTTAAGTCAGGGTTATTATCAGCCATATCCTTAAAGTACCTTTGTCTAAATTGATTAGCCAATAGTTTTTGTTGGGATTGGGTCTTTAAGTCGTTAAAGTCTTTCCCTTCTCCCCTTGCAAATTCAATAGCATCGTTTAATGAATTTACAGATGTATTTATTGTTTTAATAAATTCATTTCTCCTAGCATCTGTTATTGTGCCATTTTCAAAAAGCTGCTGCGCTCTCCATTTGCTTTCTTCGGGGTTTTGGGAAAGGTGCATTAGTGTTTCCGTGTGGCTAGGTGCGTATTCTTTGCCATTTGTTGCAAAGTTTAACATATTAGGCAACGCTGAAAATACAGCCCCCATCAAAGCCCCACTTTTAAAAATGTCTACTTGCTTCTTAAATTCTTCATCATTAGTGCTTTCTTCGGGTTGTTTACCTGTCAAATATTGGTCTATCTTGCCTTTTATATACTCATTGACATTGCCGATACCGCCCATTTTAAGAGATTCTTTAACAGTAGAAGAAACTAGCTTTTCTATCTTAGGGGCATACATATCTGCGAATTTTGCCGCAAATTCTTCTTTACCTATCTTGCTAAAATCATTCTCTGTTATAAACTTATCAATATCTGCATTTATACTTTTTTCAATAGTCCCCCCAATTAATTTAGAAGGACTTATCCCCATTAAAGAAAATGCTGTCCCCTCTGCGAATGTTTTTAATGCTGCTGCTGCGTGTGCTTGATTATGCCCTTCGGGGGTGTCGGGGAATTTATCTATACTTTCATCATAATTTTTACCATAAGAAGTAGCAAAAATACCCGCTTGTGTCCCTATTGCGTGTTGTAAACCTTCGGCAATTCCACCCTTCGCAAATTTAAAGGCATTTCTTGTCGTTTCCCTTGCAGTACCACCTTCTATTCCTGCTGCCCCCTCTACAAATTCACCTGCTAATCCCGTTGCACCTTTTAGTGTACCTACAACCCCTTTGCCTATTGTCTTACTTGCAGCACTTTCTATACCCCCAAATGCAATAAGTGTAGGGGCTTGTTCACCTACTAGATTAACAATATTGTCCCAAGTATTAGATAGATTATTTTGCTTCTTAACTAATGTATTACCTTCTTTGTCTACCACTATCCTACCTTCGTCAGAACCTTTTTGATAAGAGGTCTTTTGTGGGGAATAAGATGTAGCCAATTTTTCTGCCGCTATATCTTCTGGTTTCATTGTTAAAATGTCACCAACTCCCCATAAATTAACAACATCATCCAATCCCCTTGAAAAAGCACCGCCCAATCCCCCTTGTACTATTGGTTGCCCATAACTACTAGGAGTAGAACCGCCCATCACATCTACAAATTGCTTGTCTTGTATAATACTATTAAATACTTGTTGGTATTTAGCTGCCGTTTCGGGGGATTCTTTACGAATATCCTCAAATCCTTGTTTAATTTCTTCTATTGAAGGTTTAAAGAAATTAAAATCAGCCCTACTTCTATTGGTAGAAACATTATCTGAAATCAACGAAGCTAAATTTTTCTTTGCAACTTCGGGGTATTTTAAATCTAAATTATTATAGTTAGATTTTGTATTATTTAATTCATCTGCTATCCCATTAACCTTTTTTAGATTTTCTTCTGTTTGATTATCTTCATATATCTTTTTAGCATCATCATAACGGCTTTGTAAATCATCCAATATTGTCTGATACCCTAAAGTTTCTTTTCTAAAATCGGTATGCTGTTTTGCTATTGTTGCCCAATTTGTCTTTGATTTATCTGCTTTTGCTTCTAATTCAAGTTGGTCTTTAGAAACGCCAAATCCTGCTGCATTAAGCCTATCGCCTATATTTTTGGGTGACAAGTATTTCCCTGTTGCATCTTTTGGATTACCTGCTGCATATCTAAGTAGGCTGTTATAGTTTTCTATTTTAGCCTTCTTTAGTTTTTCTATTTGTGATTTTGATTCTGATGATATTTCATTCCTAACTTCGGGAGTACCTAATCCTGCTAATCCACCACCCATACTAGCTAAACCTGCATAACTTTCTTGTGGTTTACTTAATTCATCTATTTTATTTGAAAGTTCTGTATTTATAATATCACAAGCCTTTTTTAATGTTTCGGGGTTGCCTGATTTTATCCCTTGTAAAAAAGGCTGAAAGTCTTTATCGTAAGACCCTTGTTTTTTAAAATATTCAGAAATACCGCCTAAGTTTTCTTCAACTGTCTTTATTGACTTTTGTTTGTTTTGGTCAAAACTTAGCTTAGGTTCGCTCGTAGGTAATTGTGATTGACCATCCGTAGGGGGTTGATTGCTTTGTAAATTTGAAACTTCTGACCCACTTGTATAGTTTGTAGTACCATCTTTTTTTTTAAAATAATCTTCAAGTGGGTTTTCTTCACTAACTGTTGGCTGTGATTTATCTTGACTTTTAACAATAGACTTTTTAATAGGTTTCGTTTCCGCTACCGATTCTTTTTTTCTTTCAGCCCATTCTTCTAATGGGTTAGTATCTTGTCTTATTGATGTTGCCATTTAATAATTTATTGTGTTACTGCTTCGTCTGAACTTTCTTCTGTTGTTTCTTGTTCTTCACTCATAAGTAGGGATTTGTTTTTAGCCCCCTTACTTTGATTTATCCAAGATTGTAGCTTATTGCTTCTCAAAAATTTCCCTGCCTCATCAGGGTTTAATACTATCGGTCTACCTGTTGTTTTATCTATCCCATATTTAGGGGCAATTTTACCTTCTACTGCAACATCAAAGTTGCCACCGTATTTGTATATAAAATCAAATACATCTGGGGCTTTTTTAGTTTTTTCTTGCAATTCTTTTGCTGCATCAGTAGATAACCACCTATTATACATTCCGTATATTTCTGCTTCGGGTATTTCTTTGCCTTTGAAAATTATGTTTTCGGGGACAACATTGTAATCCCCATCTGAATTTATTGGGGCTATCCCTAAATTATCAACAAACGCCTTAGACATATTTTTAACATTGACCCTTGTTACGGGGACTTGCCCTTTTTCTGTCCTATATGTTTCCATTTTACCCTTAAACAATTCATCAAATGTTTGTGCTGGATTAAATTGTTTATCAACTGCACTAGCTTTTTTGCCTAGTAATGAAGCACGTTCACGCCTTTCCCTTGCTAATGCTTCGGAAGCATCTATTTTTGCTTTACCCTCTCTACGTTTTTCTTCTAATTCTGTTGCTTTTTCATCAAATACATAACCACCTGTTTTAAAGGCTTTTTGTTTTGCTAAAACTTGAAGTGCAGCATATTCGGGTGCAGATACATTAAGATGATATTTACCGTTTGCATCTTTGGTAGCAAGTATAGGTTTAGGTTTAACACCCGCTGCCATTTGTTCTTTAGTCAATGATGGTGGAGGATTGTTTACATCGTAAATGTCGTAATCTAATTTTCTTGCCCCATCAAGTCCTTCTGTTTGTTGATTATACCTATTTATTGCACTATATAAGTCTGATATTACCCCTTCTTGTAAGTGTGGGGGTATGTTTTCAAACATTCTTACCCCATCATCAAATTGTTCGTGGTCGTTACTTTTAGGGTCTGAATATATTTGTGCTGCCTTATCTATAACAGAATTATAATCAAAGATTTTTTCGGGTTCTTTTCTGAAAACCCTTCCTGTTTTTGGGTCTGTCTTGTAATCGCTTTCTGTTGAAACTACGGGTTGTCCTACCCCTGATTGAGTTTTTGTTGAAATAGTTTTTTTGCCTTTATTATCAACGGTTACTGTTTGGGTTTGTTTGCCTTGTGGTGTTGCCGTTGGGGCTACTTCACCTGTCGGTGTAGTAGTAGTTCCTTGTGCTTTAGCTGTTATTGTAGGGCTAGTCCAAAAAGAAGCCTCGCTACCACCTAATTTATCTTCTGCATAATTAGGGTTAAAATCTAATGCTTTTTGATAAGGGTCAATATTATAACCAAACCCCTTAGACATTTGTTTATCTAAGTGTGCTTGCATTTCTGCTTTCTTTGCGGCATTGGGTTCGTTTGCTATTGCATCTTTTTGTTCGTGTATTGTACTGTATCTACTTTGTGCTTCTGTTACTATGTCCGAATATTTAGTATGTGCATTTTGATATTCTTGTAAAGCCTTAGTATCGCTAGGCGGGGCGTTTACAAATTTCTCATAAGCATCATTTACTTCTTTTTGAGCCTTTGTTATTATAGGGTTATCGCTATCTAAATGAGTGCCTACTTTTATTTGCCCTTCTTCAAATAATTTTCTTTTATAATCCCTATCCTTTATTTTTTGGTCGAAAATATTTTTATTGGCGTTTACTTGTTGTAAAGCCCACAACTCACCTGCACGATTTATATTTTCAAAATCAGACTTTTGGGGCAATACATTCCCACTCCCCCCTGCACCTAATGCAGCATTACCTTGATATGATTGTAATTCAGCTAATGAAGCCATTGTTTATTATATTATTGACCTCCAAACCCTGCCACTTGTACAGGGTCAAAATTAAAATTGTTTGGGGCATAAACGTCACCACCACCTTGACTTTTTAAATCCATAGAATCTGAAACTAATGGTCTGCTAGAGGCTACGGGTGTTGCAGGGGCTTGTGCAGGTTGTAAATACTTATTGTAAGAATCACTTATTGATTTGCCCCCAAACGCATTTGATAATGCACCACCATAAGTATCTATCCCACTCATTATTAATGCACTATTCTTTTCCCTTGCACCCGTATTTGCCGCCTTTTCGTCTTTCCAAGAATTTTCTTTATTGATAGCCCATTGCTTGTCTAATTGGTCGTTGTAATATTGGTGGGATTGTACTAAATTATTTATCTTAGCCATACGATTGCTTTCCTTTAGCATAGCCAAGTTTTTTAACCCTTCTTCTGCATTACCAAATACACTTGAAACAGTATTAGGTGTTCCGCCACCTTTTAGTATTGCTGAAAGTGATGCTGCAAAATTCTTATCAACCCCCTCTTTATATGCTTGATTAGCTTCTGCACCCATACCGTTAGATAGGTTACTTTCTGCCAATGATACGTCTTGACCTGCATAAGGGGAAATGTTATACATAGGTCTCCTTGCATCAATAGCTGCTGCTTGTTTCTTTAGCTTTTTTGCATTTATTAATCCATAAATAGCTTCCCCTGCACCAACTATTTGTTGCACTCCTGCACCTGCCGCTTTGCCTATTGCATCGTAAGGCATTGCATCGTATTGTAATATAGGTAAAAAATTACTTTTCATATCTTACCAATAGTTCTTTGTATCTTGTATCTTCCCAATAGAAGTTATACTTAATGGGTTTAAATATTGTATTATTTTCTTACATTCTTCTAAATAGTTTGGTTTAGTCGCTTGCTTCATTTTAATATCTGAAAGCCTATATTCTATTCCTGCCCAAATAGCTTCTACTGAATATTCGGGGACTTCTACTATTTTGCCGCAACCAACACCGTTTGTTTGATAATTAACCAATAGTTTGTCTGGTATTTTACCGCCTCTGCAATCTTTATGATGGGGTTTGTATCTAAGTTGTGTACCACATTGCGATAACTTAACACCACCCTTGTCATTACCATCTATATCTGAATAAACTTGATTTTCGTTTATTTGTCTATCCCAATATCTTTTATAACAACCACAATGATTGTTTAGTAATTCAATGTTTTGTGGGGTATTGTCGGGGCATCCACAAGGCTTTAATGTAAGATTACAAAGAATAGTATTAGTTTCTTTGATTGCTATTTCTAAGTCGGAAGTGTCGTTTACCAATAAGTAATCATCGTTATAATCATCCGTATAATCCCCCGTATTATCCCCATTTAGTGTATTGTATTTTTTATAAGGTAGTTGAACCCATTGTTGAATATCCCCATTAGGTAACATCCTTATCCAAGTATAGGAATAGTAATCAACACCACCATAAGTAAAAACATATTCAGAAGTCTTTACCCAATCCGTTTCAGTACTTGGCAAACCACCGCAAACACCACCACATTTAGTATTTGGTTTAGGGGTTACATTTAATCTTTGGTTGTAGAATATCGGTTCTATTTCACCGTGTTTGTTTACAACCGCCGCCCCGAAAACCCTTTGTGCATCTTTTGGGATATTCACAAACAATCCATCATTATCTTGTGAAACAGGTTGCCATACGCTTTGTTGGGACATTATTGTGTTCTTGAAAATATCTTTCCAAGTCCATTCTGCTGCCAATAAATAAGCATCATAGTACTTCTTCTTATCAACTTGTTTTATGATAAAAAGTTGGTCTACAACTTCATCGAGTGAATATGTTTGTGCTGCTGCCAATTATTTGCGTTTGTTTGGTGTGCCTACTATTGCTTTGTGTGTTTGCTGAACGTGCTTTGTAACGTCACGCATAAGGCTTTTGTCGTTCCTTATTTCGTCTGCACGTTTCAATGTGTTTACAGCATTTTCAACTTGCCATTTCTTTTCTTGTTGTGCTTGAATCGCTCTAGCACTAATTTTAGGTATTGCCATTGCTATTGTTTTAAACTTTGTTTGTTAATTTCCCCTTCGGGTATTTTATTCTTATTATTATCTATGCTTTCTTTGATAACAACCCCTTTAGCCATTTCTTTAAACATCATTACGGTCTTTGTTATTACATCTGCTACTATCCCATCAGGTACTTCCATTGTGGGGCTTGCTTTAGGAACGTAATAAACCCTAATCTTATTTAAAGAAAAATCGCCCAAACATTGAAAATATATTCCCGTGTTGTCGGTGTAGAATAAAATCTTATTCACCTTTGGCATATATTTTTTGTTCAAGCGTTTAGAGAAAGTTATCCTTTCTATTCCTGCATCGCATTTGGGGGAAAGTATCGCAATATCTTGTATCCCTACATCTTGGTTTGAATACATAAAGTGCATTACATCATCACCAAATAAAACAAACTTATCCCCTAACTTTTCATCTTTAACTTCTAAGTCGGCACTTGCTAAAATTCCATCCTCAAACCCAACTATTTCATCTTTACCCTCTTTCTTTAATTCTGCATAAACCTGCCTATACGTTTGTTCGTATATTTGAGTTACTGCATCCCCTGCATTTCTAACAAAGTCCTCTATTTCAAAGAAGTCTGTCATAGACTTATATTCTTGAAAGAACAAGTCCATTGATTGTTGGGCAATATAACGTAGTGGCTTACTCAATTAGATACGTCTTGTTTTTATTGTTATTCCCCCTACATTAATTGGCATCTGATTAGCATTAATCAATTTTGCTTTTGCTTGCTCGTATGTATTAGCATTGCCTACTGTTTGCTGTGGGGTTGTATTAAATGCGTTTTTTTGCCTATCAGGGCAATTTTTAACACTCGGAGGACACGCCATAACTAAAAATATTTAACTATTAAATTTATTAAGAACGACAAAACTACGACAAATATACACCAAAAAAACAAAATCCCGATAATAGGGTAATTTGCCCACAAAAATAGGTCTTTTATCAATAAGCAATAAAAAAAATAAATAACACTACCATATACACTAGACATACAAGTAGGACACTCTGAAATTGGGTTTCTAATCCATTCGGGGAAACGATAAATAGGTTCTTCTAAATAGAAAAATATCTCATCATCTGTAACCTCTATTTTGCACCCTATTTGTTGTTCTATTTCGGGGATTTTATTAATATCCCAAATGGGTTTTATTGCTTCTACTAATGCTTTCTCTGCATCCCCCTCGTAATAAACTTTTTCAATCCCTATTTGTTTTTGCCAATAAGCAGACCACCCACTTACTATAAAACCTATACGCTTTACTTTCCCGTTTGGTTGTACTTCTAAACTATGTCTAGTCAAATAATGCCATTGATAAACTAAAAAGCTACCCAAAACTAAAAGTATCGAGTAGCTTAATATAAATTCTAAAAAAGTCATTTATCTTCCTAATTGATTACTATAAATTAATTGCTCATCCTCTTGTACTACTACACACTTACAAGTAAGTAAAGTACTAGCTACACTAGCTGCATTTTGTAATGCACACCTAAAGGCTTTTGCAGCATCAATAACCCCACCTTGTACTAAATCCTCATACTTATCTGTCTTAAAATTATAACCACCGTTTAATGGTAGTTTCTTGATAGCAGATATGTCGGCATTCTTAACCAATGAATCATTTGTTTGGAATAACTTAGACAACCCTTTTTTATCTTCAAACCCTGCATTTGCCCTCATTTGAAGGTACGGTGCTTCCAATGCTTTTGCAATGATTGATATGCCTAATTTTTCATCTTTGTTGTCGTAGGGGATTTTTTCTAATGTAGAAATACACCTAATACCCGTAACACCCCCCCCTGCTACTATGCCTTCCAATAGTGCTGCTTGTGAAGAACGTATAGAATCATCAACACGGTCTTTCTTTTCTTTAAGTTCGCTTTCGGACGTTGCCCCTACATAGATAACACCAACCTTACCTTCAAGCCTTGCAAGTCTTTGTTCTTTGGCTTTTTTATCAAAGTCGTTTGTTGAATTAGCCAAGTCTTTCCTTACAAATTCGATTCTGTCTGCAACTGCTTTCTTATCCCCACCGCCACCGAGTATAGTTGTGTTGGTTGAAGTAACAAGTATTTTATCGCAAGTACCAAAGTAATCTACTTTAGTATCAATAGCCCTTATGCTATTTACATCGCTAATCAACTTACCCCCAAGTACTGCTTGTAAATCTTCAAGGATGTCTTTTTGTGTTTCGCCATATCCATCTGCTTTAATAATACAAATAGGCAACCCCCTTTGGGTACGATTAGCCAAGAAGAACATTAATGGTTCATCTTCTATCATTGGTGTAATCAATATGATAGGGGGATTTGTTTGTGTCTTATTGGCAATATCCAACCTTACACTAAGTATCTTTTTGGCTTCTTCCAAAGTACTTATCTTTTCAGTAGAAAGAAGTATCAATGGGGTTTCATATTGAACCGAAAAAGTATCTTGGTTTGTGATATATAATTTGTTAGTCCAACCCGTATTTAATTCAAGCCCCTCTACTAACTTAATGTATGTTTCCCCGTTTTGGCTTTCATCTATTCTTGCTGCACCGTTAGCCCCTGTTTGACTAATCAACTTTGCAACGTGCTTGCCTATTTCTAAGTCATTATTTGCTGAAATAGTAGCTATTTGTAGTAGTTGTTCGCTATTGGGCTTTATTGGTAGTGCAATGTCTTTAATCCTTGCTACTACGGCATCTACTGCTTTGTTTATACCTTTGGTTATAGATACGGGGTTTGAACCATTTTTGATAAGCCTAAACCCTTCGTTTATAATAGCTTGTGCCAAAACCATTGCAGTAGTGGTATTGTCACCTGCTTCATCAACCGTATTACGGGCTACTTCTTTAATAACATTTGCTGCCCACGCCTCTCTTGGGTCACTAAGGTTTACATACTTTGAAATAGTATAGCCATCTTTTGTTAGGTCGTGGTAACTATTAGTTCCCATTGCAACGGTGTTACCTTTTACACCTAAACTTACCTTTACTGCATCACAAATTTTGTTTACCCCTGTTAGGATTGCGTTTGTTGCATCTTCCCCAAATAAAATCTCTTTTGTTTTCATAACATTGCCTATTAAATAATTTTTAAATAATTAACGAAACTCCTTAAAATCCCTATCAAAATCAAACCTATAATAAAGCGCAATATAGGCAAGGTGGTCGTTTCTTTTTTGTTCTGGTCTTTCATAATTTTTAGACCAATCTAGTCTTGACGTAAATATTGGGTTATTATCTTTGTCAATAACTGTTAAAGTAGCATAAAAATCACCTTCTTTGCTTTTCTTTATACCTGATAAATCTATAATAAAGCAGTCTGAAAAATTATCAACTAAAAAAGAATAACTTCCGTCAGAATTACCATTAATCTTATCTGATAAAAATTTTGAAATTAAAATATCTTGTTGTTCTGTTATCATAATACACAAATTACATCTCTCTCAAAACAATCTACGTAATCAACTCCATCAATAGAGAAATTACTTACTACCCTTTCATTATACTTTACTCTATCACCGACTTTTAAAGTCATATCTATTTTAAGTACAAAAGGTCTGCCATCATCTCCCGAAAAAGCATAGATGCCATCCCCCACTGAAACTACTTCCCCCGTATTGGCTTTTTTCTTTTCTAACCCAATCATATCATCGTTACTGCTTTCTACTTCATCGGGCTTTATTAATACCCTGTCATGTAACATTTTTGGTAAACTCATTAACTAAAATTTTTTGATTTGATAACGTAATTTATAAATTCTTGAACTTTTGCTATCCCTTTCCCGTTTATTGTAAATTTAGGAACGGTTGCATAAGCATATTCATTTAGGTATCCATTATTCATTAAGTACCTTATAGAGTTGGATATTTTTTGTTTTTGCCAAACCCCATAAAGCAACCCGTAAATACCTTCTTTAGTAAAAAACTTTGTCCTATTGACATATAATTTTAAAAGCAATTGTAAATCTATCTGCCTTAACCCAACAACGTCCTTTATAAACATTGTGCCAATACTAGCATTTGTTATTGTTTCTGCCACTAAGTCTGCATTCTCTATTGAATCAAGTAATTCTAACTGTTCGGGGCTATCTAACCTTTTACTCCATTCTTTAGTGACATTCCCAACTTTATTAAAGTCCAACTGCCTTAAAACGCTTTCTTGATTACTTGCGTTACCCATTATATTGTAAAGGTGGATTATTTCTTTATCTGTTGTTGCATATACATTAAGGGATATTTGTTTTTTCTTAGCTTCGTGTATTTCCCCCTTGTTGTAACTTTTTATAAAGTCGTGTATCTGAACACCGTTATACAATTCAGAAGGGAAAAAAGAAATGCTGAACCTTACCCCTATCATAGCTAAAAAAGACATCCTTTCATCCATACTAGCACGGTCACAAAAGTTTTTAGTCTTAACTTCTGATTGTACCATACGCCTATACTTAATTGGTAAGTTATCCTTAACCTCTTTTTTTAGGTTATAGATAAAATCATAAGTGATTGCGTTTAAAATTGGTAGCCTTATAGTGTCGTGTTTAGCCAAATGAGAAGTTTTTTTGTTACTTTTGCTGTCAAAGATATGACTTATGATTGAATTAGAAAAAATAAATGAAAAATCTGCCGAAAAAATGGAGGTATATAGGAAAGAACACGGGGTATCTTACACTTTTATAGCCAATAGAACCAATTACGCCCCATCTTATGTTAGAAGATGCCTACTTAAAAAGAATATACTTTCAGAAAATTTGCGTAAAAAAATAAATGAATTGTGGGGGACTGATTTCTAAGTCCCATATAATATTTTCCCTGCAAGAAAGTGGTCTAATAGCCTATCTTGACTATAATTGAAAGAATATCCCTCTAGTTGTTTACATACATAAGGTTGGCATATCCTAAACTTATGTGTATCTATAAATTCATTTAAGTAGACATCTATGTTTTTAAGTTCACCTTCGGGGGCTGCAAGTAATATATCATAAAGTGATTCTTTGATAATATAAAGGGTAGTACTATAAAATGCGTGTTGAACTACGTTGGTGGGGTAAGTTAATGTTGAATAAGAAACCCCCATATAAAAATCGAAGTCGGTTGGCATTTTCTCTAAAAAGTACGACCAAGCCCCCTTTGATGAAAACACTATATCATCTTCTGCTATTGCCACTTGCTTTAAACCTTTCTCTTTTGCATCCCTTACTATTGCTTTATGGCTTAAACAACATCCAAGCCCAATTACATCTGGTATATACTTAGCATCCCAAACTTTGTAGGCAATCCCCTGTTCTGCCATTTCCCAAATAAAAGACTTTTCACGCCTTACTGATTCTTTGTATTGGGGGCTATCTATTTGGAATTGTTCTTTTGCTAAGTGTACTATATTCAACATTATTTTTTCATCCATACCCAAGATTTTACATATTCTTTTAATTCTTTGTTGCTCATATTCCTTATTTTATATAGTTCGTTCCAATTATCATTAAAAAATGGATTTTTTTCAGAACTATCAATACTTATGAAATGGTCTAAATGATAAAGAACACCTTTAACTCTACCTACTTTATACCCAAGCCTTTCAAACCTTTCCCTTCTTTCCGTATCCTCTGGTGCATAGGAAATCATATTTTCATTTTCCCCACCACCTTCTATAAATACATCTTTTCGCCAAGCCATTGCACCACCTACACTCATTCCGTCTCCTTGTCTCATCCCTTTGAAAACTTCCCCACCTAAAATGCCAATATCTAAAAAACTTTCTATTGTCGAAAATCTATTTCTAGGAACTCTAGCAAAACGACCATCGTAAGGATAGCACATATCAGCACGTTTGCTTCTTAGTTCTTCTATGCACTTTAATACTTGTAAAGGTGGTACGACAACATCTGCATCCCAATTAAAAATAATATTCGTTTGTACCGAATAGAACATTTCATTCAGCATCTTTGTACGGTGGAAGTTTTTTATTTCAGGGAAATTGACATAATTAATCCCCTGTATATCTTTCCATTGTTCACCGCCCATTTCCCCTACTAATATATCTGCATTAAATAACCTTTGTAGCATACATATATTCAGCAATAGGTTTGAATTTCTATCGGGGTGGTCGTAAAATACAGGGATGCAAAAAGTAACATCGTGAAGGTCTATCCTATTAAGTTCCACATCATTGTGGTCGTAAATAATCCAATCATTAGGATAGTATGTACTCCAATCACTTTCTTCTAATAATTTTCCTGCAAAGTGATAGTTAGGGCGAACTATTTTTGAGTAAGACTTTTTGCCTAAATAAGCCATCCAAAAGGCAAATGTTGAATTTGAAACTATGAAATTATCCATCATAGTACCTAAGCAAAGTTGTTCTATATCGCTTAACCCTTCTGCAAAAAAAGAATTATCTAAACACTCAAAATGGGTTCTACAATAGGCTAAATCATCCGAAAAAATAACAATATTGTAATCTTTAAAGTTTGAGAAATTATAGTACAATGCACCAATATAATATTCGATGCTTAATAAATGATAATTACTATTCCCAACATAATCCCCACGCCTTATACTTATTGCTATTGTGGGCTTTGTAAATATGTGTTTAAACTTTTCTTTTAGGCTATTTTGAAATTCGTGAGTAAATGATAGCCGTTCTTTTATTTGCGATGAATGTTCTTCTAAATATTTACTTGATTGAAACCATCCTCTAAGACCGACTGTTTGTGTTTTAAAATCATCTATTAAACTTTCCCAATATTCGGGAGTATAATGAAAGTGAGGTTCTTCTATTTGCTTGACTAATAGAGGAGTGTTATCTATTTGCGGCGGCGGGGACATAAAAAACTTTGAATAATGCCAAGTGGGTATGGCATATTCAATACCATGCTTCAATCTTAAACTTTCTAAGAAACTCCATTGCCATAAAGAGTTCCCTAATCTGCCCCCACCAACTTTACCAACGTGTGTCCCTACTATCATGTTTTTTATTTTTTAGTTATTACAATTAAATTACGGTAAAAAGATATTGATTCTATTTGGTCTTTAAAAATTTCATTTGGAGTAAATCCTTCTATATATTTATAGTTCACTTCGTCTACTAACTTTCTAAAATAGTTTAAGCTAGTGTTAGCAGTATAATCAGAAATGTCTAATGTACCACCAAAACCGTCTCTTTCGTAAAAACTTGTCTCAAAATCCTCTACTACATATATACCTTGTGGTTTTAATAATGGGAATACTATTTCAAATGTTTCTATAACGTGTGAATTAACGTGACTACCATCATCTAAAAATACATTTGGATTGCCTACTTTAGTAAACATATCTACTATAAATTCACGGTCTATTTGAGACCCTTTAAATACTGTTATCCCTTCAAAATTTGGTATATTCTTTTCATTAATATCAAAAGTTATAATATCTGCTAATGGGAAATATTCACGCCACATTTTTGCGCTTTGTCCACCTCTATCAATGTACTCATACCCCCCAATCCCACATTCAATAAAAACAAAATTGTTTTGTCTTAAATTAGAGAAAAGTTTTTCATAAATACTACAATAGTCATGGTGTAAACTAGACTTATCTGTTTCATATTTTATTGCAAGTGTATCTAGTGATGTTTGTTCTGTCATTTAATTAGTTTCAATTTAGTTGGTTAGTTAATGGGGGAATATTGTTTTCTTCTTCTTTAAAAATTGCTTCTATTTCTTTAACTGCATCGCAAGGGAACATAGTTTGAAAACAAACTTGTAAAAGTATGTCGTGTATTTTTTCTTGCTTTTCGTTAAACCCGTGTTGTGACATTATTTAATAAATTTAGTCGGTTACTTCTACCCATTCATTTTCCAAATATTCTTTATGGAATAATATACCGTTACCCATTGCAATAGGCATATTTTCACATCCCTTATACGGAAAGTAAATATACTCATAATTGGGTGTTCCTTGTGTTGCAATAGTTCCTTTATCAACGCACCCTAATGGGCAAATTATATCTTTTTTTAAAGTGTATGTAGCCATTATTTAATAAATTTAGTTATTATTTATTAATTTTAAATTTCAGGATATTTTAAATTTTTAACCCACTTACCTTCTTCGTAATTTATATTTGGAGGGGGTGATTTATCCTCAAAAATAGCTTCTATTATCCTTGCAGCCTCAATAATACCTAAATAATCAAATTTTACTTTTATTAATACATTTGACACCATTGCAGCCTTGAACGATATTCCTTGTATGTTACCATTATATACCATTATTTAATAAATTTAAGCTGTAAATAATTTAATTTATGCGTGTACTCTTTTCTTAATTCAATTAATTCGTTTAAAGTAAATTTATGTACAAGATGTGATTGTTCAATTAAATGTGTTGTGATACCCTTGTGTATTGATTCTAACGCATTAGTGTAGGGGGCTTTGTCGGTATTGTGTATTTCATTGCAACGTGGGCAACTTTCATTGCAGTTATTAAGGTCAAACCTTAATCCTAAGTGCCTTCTATCTATATAGTGGGAGTTGTGCATTTTTGTCCAATGATTACGACCTTTCCCCTTGCAAACTATACAATCAACAAACCCCGAAACATCACTATGCCTAATCCTTACTATCTTACTTGTTAGTACATCTAAATCTGCAATTATGTTTTGCATACTTTCCCCTTGTACTCCTAACACTTCACTTTCTCTTTTCTTTGAGAATTTAGAAATAGGTTTAGGGGGATTTTCACGCATATAGCATTCCTTTAACATCCCCTTTGCCCATACCCTGCCTTCTCGGTTACAACCGCATTTGCATTTTTTATTTCGGGGTATGATAGTACTATTAAACATTTGTCTTAACTCCTTTTTCTTGGATTGTAATAGAATCCCAAAACCCATTACTATCATCTAATAATTCTAGTGGGAGATTATTGTCTGAAATTACTTTCATTGCTTCTATCCTTGCTTCGTTACCAACCCCCTTAGCAATCTTACCATAAACTAAACAATCATCATATACCATTAGGTTTTTCTTTTTGTAGAATAATCTTCTAAAGGTATCTAGCAGGGTTTCTTCGCCCCCTGTTTCCGATAATCCCCCCTCGTAAACATAAGGTTCTTTATTGTCATTTTTTTTACTCATAATTTTTTACTTTTTTTTAGTACGGGACAAAAGTAATAATTAATTCGTAATAAAGAACAAAAAGTTTCAAGAAAAAAATATTTCTTTGGAAACTTTATTTTCCCTATGTTTGCATTTTCAAAACAATAAAAATAAAAAAATGGCAGAACAAAAAAAAGACCCTCGCGACTTAATAGTAGAATATCTAAAGGATAGGGGTATTAAACAAACTTGGTTAAGAGATAAGTTAAATTTATCCGACAGTCACCTTTCATTAGTATTAAGTAAGAACCGTGACCTTACAGATGAAAACTTAAAAAAGATAAACGAAATACTAGGAACTAACTTTTAAACTATGCCTACATACCAAGAAAAACTTCGTGACAAGCGATGGCAGATTAAAAAAACAGAAATATTATCAAGGGATAAGTTTAAATGCCAAAGCCATTATTGTAAGTCACCCGAAAACGCTTCTTTAGAAGTTCATCATTTAGATTATATCCCCGACATAGAACCGTGGGACTATCCAAACGATATGCTTATTACATTATGTAATCCATGCCATCAAAAAGAACAAGAAAGACCTAAAGAAGAAAAGCACGTTATTAATACTTTAAAAATGAAAGGTTTTCTTATGGGGGACTTATTGGCTTTATCTAGTAAATTGGATAATGACTTTAAATTTACTAAATCACTATTGAATATTTTAAGGGACTTTCAGAAATAAAAAAACGATAATGGAAGGTTGGGTAAAGATACACAGACAGATTATGGATAACGTTAATTATCTAAGTGAGCCTTTTTGTAGAAATATGGCTTGGATAGATTTAATATTATTAGCTAATCACGATGAAAACTCATTTAGGTGTAGGGGTATTTTAGTAAAAGTTAAAAGAGGGCAGATAGGTTATACTTCTGAAAACCTCGCTGAAAGGTGGAAGTGGTCACGAGGCAAAGTTTTAAGATACTTGACGGAACTACAAAAGAGTGGGCAGATAGTACAACAAAAAAATAACGTAACTACTTTAATATCAATACTTAACTACGAAAAATATCAACACAACAGTACAACAAAAGATACAGCAAACGATACAGGGTTTGAGACAACAGATAGTACAACAGAAAGACAACAAACGGACACTAACAAGAATGATAAGAATGATAAGAATATATATAATAGTATAACTAATGAAGAAATTTTAAATTTTTTTTCAATTTTAAAAACAAAAATAGATGCAACAGAATTTAGCAGCACAATTCAACCACAGGGGGAAGATTATTTTCTTGAAAGATTACGAGAAACTAAATTGGAACTTTCAGACAAGCAGTTTGATACGGTTAAGGACTAATAGTGTTTGTTCTTGGACACAAGTAGAAGAAAAATATTTAGACGGTAAGTTTAATGATTTAATTTTAAGGATTTGCGTTATAAGTGGCGGTAGTTATCCTAAGACTAAGCCTATGTATGATGCTTTTCTATCTGAATTAAAAGTATTTGTTTCCCAACCGAAGTATATTACCCTTTCTTTTGACGAATTAATATTTGCTTTTAGAATGAGTATAGATAGTACTTACCGTTACCAAAGTGGGGAATATGTAGAAACAGTTTTTTTAGATAGTGAAAATATAAACATTGGTTATATTTCAAAAGTTTTGTACCACTACTACCAACTAAGAATAGGTGTTGAAAATTTGATAGGTAACACGATTGATGGCTACTAAAAAAAAATAAGGTATGGATTTTTCTTCGATGAATGAAATAGAGGGGTTACAATTTATTCCTGTTGACGATAAAAAACGCCCAATAGTAAAAAATTGGCAAACGGTAAAGGCTAAACATAATATTTCAAACTGTTACGGTGTAGGTCTTGTTTGTGGTGAACCTTCGGGGGGCGTGGAAGCCCTTGACTTCGATTTGAAATATGACATTAGCGGTGATTTATTTACTAGATACAAGAATTTGGTTCAAAATTATGACAATGGATTGCTTAAAAAACTTGTTGTACAGAAAACAAAAAATGGGGGATACCATTTGATATTTCGTTGTTCTAAGAATGAAGGTAATTTAAAACTCGCCAATAGACCAACGACAGAAGAAGAAAGGGGAAAGACATACAGTGAAACTTATACAGCAGAATGTGCTAAGGGTAAAACACACGATGAAGCAACCAATGTGGCAAAGCGTAGTTCTGAAAACGACAAGGTTAGGGTTTTAATTGAAACAAGAGGTATAGGGGGGCAGATTGTAATTTCCCCGACAGAAGGGTATGAAATGATTTTTGGGGACTTGATGAGTATTTCAGAGATAACTCCCGAAGAAAGAGATAGTCTATTTGGCATCGCTAGAATGTTTAATGAGGTTTTAGAAGAAGTTGCAATAGAACGTAAGGGATACCAAAAGAAAACAGAAGGGTTAAGCCCATTTGATGATTACAATGAAAGAGGTGATGTTGTTGGTTTATTACAGAATTACGGGTGGAAGATAGTTAGTCAAAAAGGACAGAAGGTACATTTTTTAAGACCCGGACAAACAACCGCTTTAACTAGCGGTAATTATGATTATACTAGAAGGTGGTTTACTGTTTTTACTACTAGCACAGAGTTTAATCCACAGACCGCATACCTGCCTTATGCTGTATTTGCAAAGCTAGAATGTAAGGATAATTTTTCAGAAGCAGCAAAAAGACTTTTGGATATGGGGTACGGAGAAAGAAAAGAAGAAAAGAAACCCGCAGAAAAGCCACAAAGCACTAGAAAAATATCATCTAGGGTAGATTTAGAAGATAATGATTTCTCTTTTTTAGCTACGGGGGCAGATTATGACCCTTATTTAAAACAAGTTAGGGATGGCACTTTACCACAAGGTTTGACTACGGGATGCCCTTCTTTAGATGAACATTTTTTATTCAAAAGGGCTTCTTTTGTGATGAATAACGGAGTAGATAACGTTGGTAAAACTAAGTTCATTTGGTGGCTTCTTTTAATTGCAGCAATGTATCACGGGTGGAAAGGGGTAATTTTTGCTAGTGAAAACACACTAGGGTCTTGTATGAGGGCTTTAATGCAATTTTATTGGGGTAAGCCACTTCACGGAAAATACGCAATGAATGACAAGGAATATGATATAGCGTACAATTTTGTTCAAGAACATTTTAAGTTAATAAAGGCTCAAGAGGACTTGTATAATTACAAGGACATTATCAATATGACTAAAAAAGCTAGAATTAAATACCCCGATTTAACCTATACTATGATTGACCCATACAATAGTTTAAAAATTGATTTAAGCGGTTTTAGTAAATTAAATACCCACGAATATCATTATGAGGCTTTAAGTGAAATGAAGGCTTATGGGCAACAAACAGACTATGGTTGGTATATTAACCACCACGCAGTAACGGCTGCTGCAAGGGCAAAGGATGGCGAAAAAAAATATCCACTTGCCCCAAATAAAGCAGATACCGAAGGCGGACAAAAGGTTGCTAATAAGGCAGATGATTTTTTAACTATCCACCGTATAACACAACACCCAACCGAATGGATGGTAACAGAAGTTCACGTTAGGAAGATAAAAGAAACGGAAACGGGTGGTCGCCCCACATCAATAGACCACCCTGTTAAATTTGAAAGATACAAGGGGGAGTGTGCCTTTATTGAAAAACTTGAAGAAGGTACAGGAAGAAACCCAATAGACCCAATAGAAAGGTGGCATAGTATGAAAGAAGAACAGCAACAACAACCATTATTCACTCACGAACAACCCCCAATAAAAAATTGGGATAACGATGGAGTAGAGAATATTAAAGACGTAATTTTTTAATCAAACAATAAATACAAACAGTTATGGTACTAGAAATGACAGTAGTGGGCAACATTGGGAATGATTGCACTATCTCAAACGTACAAGGTAAAAATTGCATTAATTTCAACGTAGCACACGGGGAAAGTTATAAAGATGCAAATGGTGTTAAAGTAGAAAAATCAACTTGGATTAGTTGTGCTTATTGGGTTGAGAATACAGCCATATCCCCCTATCTAAAAAAAGGGACATTGGTTTATGTAAAAGGCAAGCCCGAAGCAACAACCTATCAAAACAAGCAAGGTAAGTGGGTAGCACAGTTGATATTAAGGGTTTTTGAAGTAAGGTTACTTTCTGCATCAAAAGAAATATCACAACCGCAACAATCTACACAAACCACAACACCACAAGGTAACGGAGCAAAAATAGATTATGGTAATAATAATGTAGAACCAACTGATGATTTACCATTATAAAATTTAACTACACGGCTCAAATTTTAATCTTAATGTATTTTGTGTACAATGTATCCAAAATTAAATTATCGTTGAAATTTGAGCCACTTAAAGCGTTTTTAATAACAAACTAAAAAATAAAAAAAATGAGTAACAGTAAAGAACAATTATTTAGTGATGATTATGTAAGGGGGTTTTTGGCAGAACAATTAGATAATGATTGGTTTAAAGTTTGGGATGATTATGTTAGGTCTAATCCCCCCATTCCCGAACCAATAGTAGAAATGCCCCGTAGTAAACACCCTATCGAGTTGGTAAATGAAAAGTACCCTAATGGGTGGTATTGCGAAGAATTTCAAGAAGTAAAAGACGATATAAGAAGTCGTGTAGGTGAAGATGCTTATTGTTTTACCGATGGTATCAAATATTGGGGTAAAGATAATAGCCCTAGTAATAGTATTTATGCTGCTGATAATAGTAAATTTAGCGACGGCGAGACTTTCATCACCCGTTCCGAGTATATGGCGATTACGAGACCGAATGAAATGCAAGAATGGAAGCCCAAAGAGGGGGAATTAGTAGAGATATACGGTGACAATGAATCGGACGGGGTTTTCAGAGGCGAATACAGTTATACTACAAAAGATGGGTATCATTACATTAAGGGGAAAGATGTCATTGGGTGTATTAATATACGTCCTGCTTCTAAATCCATCCACATCGAACAACCGAAGCCTGAACCAACACAAAGGATTGAATCTTTAGAGAAAAGTAGAAAAGAATTGTTTACTTTTCAAAGTAATATTTTTAGTAGGCTAGATGCGTTAGAATTACAAAATGAAAAGTATCAGAAAATGTCATATAAGTGGGATGAAACTTTAGAGGGAGTACAACATTTATTAAAACCCCAACCAACTAAAAAAAATCTTAATATAGAGGGGGATGATTGGAAACGAGTAGAATGTTTAAGTTGGGTTGATGTAATAGAATATATTTGGGGAGATGAGACGTTAGAATATGTTATAAAACAAAAATTTAAAAAAAAATGAGCGAACAAAGAAGTAACATCATAAGTGCCTTTCACCACCTTAAAGTATCTAGGGAGTATTGGGAAGATTTAAAAAGGGAGTTGCCCGAAACAGATGCAGAAAAGTTAGCAACCCGTTATATCAAAAAGATAGATTGGTGCTATGGGGATTTTATTACAATCCCTGCATTCCCCGATGCAGTAAGAGAAGGGGTTAGGTTAGAATGGAGTAGTGATGTGTTAGCAATCCCCGAAATAATGAATAAGATTTCGTTACTAACTCCCGATAAAAGAGCCTTAGTAGAAGAACTTGTTGATGCTTTATATCGAGGGGAAGAAATTACTTTTGAAGAAAAGGTTTAAGTGTTTTCATTTTGGTTTTGGTTAGATTACATCCCTGCTTTTTTAAGTGGGGATTTTTTGTTTGTAGTATTCTTTCGCAGTATCACTTAGATTATTTAATCTTCCTGATTTAATTTCTTTCTTAGGTGGTTCTATAATCGTATTGTATTTTTTAAATTTGATTTTCTTTTTATTCTTTTTTAGCTTCAAGTAATTTGGCTTTTTATTTTTATTCGGGAATATATAAGTACCCGTCTTTCCTAGTTTAACTCTATCTTCTTTTTCTGTTGGCTCTATTTGTTCTAAAGACAATACTCTATCTATATTATAATCATTAGGTTTTAGCTTTGCAATTAATTCGTATTCTCTAAGTAGTAAGTCTTTTTTTGTTCTATAACCCGTTTCTAATATTTCAAATACAAAAGAATCAATACCTTGTTTATTAAAGTCTTTTTGTAATCTAAAGTTGTGATGCTTCTTTTCTATTAAATCCTTTATGTGTTGGGACTTCCTATTAATAAAACAAACAGTAGAGCCAATATAGACCCTACTGTTTTTTACATTTACTATTCGATATATAACCATAGAAAAAAGTTATTTAAACTAAAAAAGCCCCGCAGGGTAAAACAAAAAAAATAAAACCCCGTAGGGAAAGAAAAAAAAATCACTTCAACATTTTATCACAAACAGAAACAATATCATCCCAACTATCAGTAGGCTTTAGGAAGTGTTCTTGCCCCTTATAATTAAGTCTTACCCAATCATTATTAGATGATACAAGTTTACTTATTCTTTTGTAACGGGGGTGATGTAACAAAGTAGTAATGTTATGTTCCCAAACTTCTTCTTCAATCATTTTAGAATAAATTATCAATTAAAATAATAGAGTAACGTTTCCCCTTCCAATTGTAATAAAGTACTAATAACCCTGCTTTTGGTAGATAGTCAAATGAAATCTCCAATGTTAAAAGTAGAATTATAAAAAGGGGAATTATTGCACCACAAAAAAATAGACTTGTCATTTTACTTTTGTTTTAATTGTTTTTTTAAATCTGAAATTCTTTTCGCTTTGCCTTTTTTATAAATATCTATTGCCCAAGTTGCAGTTATGTGTGAGGGGCGTTTCTCATTTTCTATTTCGTCAATCTTTTCCCAAATTAAATCATCACTACCCAACTCTACTTTAGGCTCTGCTCTTTTTTCTTCTGCCTTTTTGGCAACTGAAATTTCTTTTATGGGGTTTATTTCTCCCAAAGGAATAGGGTTGTGTGAAAACCAAAAGTTATCTACGAAGTAATCTACTAATTTTTGATTACCCGTTATTCCTAACTTTTCTTTTGCAAAAGCCGCTCTTTCACTAAATCTTATTCCCGTAGGTTTACTTTTTGCCATGTGCTACAAATGTGCGTCAAAGGTAGCACACTATCTTTGAATAAACAAACTTATTTTTTCAAATTGGCGTAATAATCTTCCAATATTTTCGATAATTCGGGGTTTGAAGTAACGAATTGACCTCCCCATTTTCTTACTTTTATGACATCTAAACCGCTTTCGGTTATCCAATTTTCGATGTCTATTTTTTGTTTTTCGGTGGGGTTTTGATACCCGTGAAGTAGGGTTACGACTTCCCCAATACCCCAATTTAGACCTACTGAAACTTGTTCATAGTCAAGGTTATTATCCCTCATAACCCTTCTTAAATGTTCTATTGCTGCCATAATATTTATATGTTTTTACAAAGGTGCAAGGGGGTTTTAATACTACCAAATCTAATCGGTAAACACCCAACCCCCCAACACATAAGCACACGAGTAAGGGAATAAACCCACCTAATCAAAACAAATCGGTGAATAACCCGTTAAAATCGGCAAGCGTTTAAAACCCTCAAATTTGGCAGATAAGCACCCGAGCCAATAGAATGCACACAAAAGCCTTTAAAATCGAAATTTGACCTGTCTAATGCACAAATAAAGGCATATACAATAAAGGCAGTAAACGACATAACCCCAATAAGTTAATAAACAGTTAAACCCCAACACTAAGGCAACAAGTAAGCAACTAAACCCCTATTGATAAGTAAACCACAACAGAACAAGCCAATTAACCCCAACACATAAACTAAAAGCCAACGGGAAAGGATGCAAGCAGGTAAGGGGAAAGAACAACCGCAAGCACTCCCCAACGAATAAAGGCAACAAAACAAACGCAAGGCATCAGGGTAAAAAATGGATAACTAAATGATAGCTTAAAATCTAAACGGCAACAAAGTAAAACTGAAACTGAAAACCCATAGGCAGGTCGCAACGTCACAACCGTAACGGGCATCCCCAACTTAGTCGCAAGATTTTAAAACTAAGGTATCTGTTTTTCTGCCAAAAAAAAGTTGAGGGCAAATTTGAAGTAAAAAGCCCATTGAAAAGGGGAACGTTCATTTTTGACGTAGGGGTAGTTGGGGTTGGTGTGGATGAAAAAAATTTGTGGGCTGAAATATTTTTTTTGGTAGTTATTTTTTTTAGATTTAATAGTTTGGGTATTTTTTGTGGGAAGTGTTTGTTTGTTTTTTTTTTTTTGAAGTTAGCGTATGGGTTTATTTTGGCAAGGGGGTTTTATTGTTTTTGAGGTGACTAATTGGCACGTTTAGTGGTGGGGTTTGATAATACCTTATCTTTGCTTTTTCATTCATTTTTTTTGGATTTTTTTAGTAAGTACGCTCCCTTGTTTTCACTTGGGGCGTTTTTATTTTTGGGCTATTCACCGATTTTATTTTGCCAAGTAAACCCCAATAACATATCTTTGTTGCCTACTAAAAAAAGAAAAATAAAATGGTTAAAGCAATCTGCATTGACGACACTAATTTCCCCAAAGAAATACCACTAAACAAGCGTTTAAAGTTGGGGCAAGAATACACAATCCTCTACACATTAACAGTACTACCTAGTAGAGAGATAGCTTGTGATATAGCTGAAATAGACTTAGATGAATCGTGCGCCCCGTACCAATTTTATTCCCTTAGAAGATTTGGTTTTACCCAAGAAGAATTACAAAAGCTAATGCAGTTACTAAAAGACTGTACAGATGCAAACTTCTCCCTTGATGAAGTAATGGAACAAACTAAATTAATTGAACAAGATTAAACTAAAAATAAATGAATGTAGAAGAATGGTTGCAACAATCTCCCGCCCCCGAAGAAATTAAACTTAAAGACGGTGCTAAGTATATCCCTTACAAGATAATTGTGGATAAACTAAATCAGCTTTCCCCTAATGAATGGAGTACGTCTAACTTCAATCCCCAATACATAATACTAGGACGTAAGCTATTGGTAACAGGTACAATAGATGTTACTGTTTCTTATGTCATCAACGGTGAGAAGGTAACAAGAACACTATCAGGTGCATCTAACTTTATTCTCAACAAAGCTTCCAACCCACATCCATCGGCGACAAGTAAAAGCCTTGCCGTAATGAACGCAGTTAAAGTACTTGGCAAACAGTTTGGATGGGGTTTGAACCCCGAAACAGAGGAAGAAAAGGCTGAATTTCTCCCCGTAATAAAGGAAGAAAAGGTAATCAATGTGGATAAAGAGAAAGAAAGGTTATCCCAAATGATAAGCACTTGCACCAACTTAGATGAACTATCTACATACAAGCTATTAGCCAACAGTAAAGGGTTAAAAAAACAATATGAAAGCAAACTAAAAGAACTTACAGATGCAACAAATTAAGTGGGATGAAGTAAAGATAAGGTGCAGTAGTGCATACAAAGTTATGACCGAGCCAAAAGACGCTCGTAGCCTAACCCCCAACCAATTAAAACTAATTGAGGACTACGAAGCAAAGTCAAAGCTAACAGAAAAACAAGCAGAGGAATTGGCATCACTAATAATGAAACGGGATGCGCCCCCAAAACTATCTGATACCTGCACTACACACCTTCTTGAAGTATATGGATACGTTAAGTTTGGGAAAGACCCCACAAGTGCAAGCCAAAAGAACCGCTACACTATCAAGGGAAATGCCTGTGAACAGGATAGTATTACATTACTTTCGCTAACAGACCGACAATTTTACTTGAAAAATGAAGAACACGTTAGCAATAAATACTTAAAAGGCACTCCCGATATATACTTAGGTAATTCAATAATGGAAGCTAGTCACATCATAGATGTCAAGTCGAAATGGGATTTATTAACATTCTTAAATGTTATAGACCAACCAACTCCCCCTGTTTATGATTGGCAAATTAACTGCTATATGGATATAACAGGGGCAAAAGAAGGCGAAATAGCACATACCCTAGTAAATACTCCCGACAGTATAATTCAGAACGAATTAAGGAAGTTATTATACGAAATGGATGTTGCTACGGATGAAAACCCCGAATACAAAAAAGCGGCAGAGAAGTTGATTAACAATATGACATTTGACAATATCCCCGCAGCACAAAGAATATACAAAGTACCTATTATAAAAAGGGATATGTACCCAATGTATAAGCGTATAGAAATGTGCAGGACTTGGCTTGCAGAATTTGACGAAAAGTTTATGATGATAAATAAAAAGTAGTTGGTTCTAGTTTTAGTTAAAATCGCCCCGTAAGACTAATGCGGGGCTTTTTTATTTACAAGCATCCCCCTTAATATAATCCTCTATTGCTGTGTTAATTACAAACTGATGTATTTCTTCGTCTTGAAGTATTAATAAACCTTCTTTGCATTCCCAAGGAACATATAGTTTGTAATTAGCAACAGCATTACAGTCGCTATCTTCTACATATAAAGCGTCCTCAACCCCCGTAAGAATGTTTTTATAATCAGGCTTGAACAAGTGAAACTTCCATTCATTTGCAAGCCTTTTCTTTTTACTCCAACTCTTAGGTGCGTGGAATAGATAGAATATAAAAAGGTTCTGTTTGGGTATATTAGTAGCCCCGACAACGTATTCCCCGCCATTTACAGCCTTACAAACTGTTTCATATACTTTCGCCCTATATTTATTGCTATTAGTTAGCCTTTGAAGCGTATATGCGTATCTAGTAGGCTTGTAAGCATTGCCCTTCTTATTGAGTAACCCTAATTCACCCTTACGTTTATTTTCAGCATCTATCTTAGTCCAATGTTCTACACTATGACCAAATAAAAACTTACTCTTTTGAGTAATTCTTGGTTGTGCTTTCGGCTTACCTTCTACAAATGCAATCAGTTTCATTTACTTTATTTTATGTGAACACTTTGGGCAATAATTAAATACCATTTCTTCCCCATAAACAATTCCAACAGAAGGACATTTAGCACACCTCTTAATGAAGGTTTTTAGCATCCATTCGGGTTTATAAGGCGGTATATTAGTGTCATTAAGGCTATTATCATCGGTTGCCATTTCTAAGTATATTTTATCTTCCAATGCCAACAACTCCTCTGCATTGCCATTAAAAACAACGTTTACTGATACCTTATGTATAGCTGGATACTTCTTGCAGTAGTCAACTGCTTTATGCAATACACCTTTGTATTCATTTGCTCTTACACCCCTAAATAGGTCGTCTAAAAACTTATTTAAGCTATCCTCTAGCCTCTTACCCTTGTGTAGATAATACTTCTTGCCAATCTCTATTTTATAGAGTACAGGATAGGCTATATCTACTTCTACCCTTTCTGCAATGCTGTATTTATTCATTGTTGTTATATTTATATGCACAAATGTATGCTATTA